GTATTATCGTATCTAACTGCATCGCCGACCTGATATATAGTTGTTGATGACCAGTCTCCTCTCAACGTGTAATCGGTTGTATAAGGGTTATCATCAAAACTTACCGCGTCAATAGTGAACTTGAAGCTTCTTGTCACTCTTGCCTGGTACGGAATGCGGCCAGCTATCTCACCAGTGATCTGATCTAGTTCAAGCCCTGGCGGCAGGTCGGATGCTGTTTCGGGAGTTATAACATCCCAATCGCCTGCTTGTGTGAGTCTATTAAGTTGTTTTTCTGCTAAAGGAAAACGTGGCATATTGCCTGATATTTCCCATCGTCCGAAATAATAATATTCGTCAGTGTACTTAGATTTATAAGTTCCTGGATTAGTTTTTAGGAAGTAACTGATATAACCGTTTAATGAACTAGGGTGATATACTTCTAAAAATATAGTAAGGTAGTTGTTGGCTCTATGTCGTCCCAGATAGCTTTCAGTGATCCATATAGGAAATCTACGTCCGTCTGAGCTAGCTTGGAAAAGATTAGTGTCAACCTGTAGGAGTGTGTTGTCTGCTTTTAAGAACTCTTCGGATACTACATATATCTTGAAAACTCTGGTAACAGTATTGATACCATCAGTGACTGCAATAGCAAAGGTATAGATTCTACTTAGTTTCTTAGGATCTCTGCTAACAAGACTATAATCGTAGATAGTATCGTCGTAGAGATAAGAATCGTAGCCTCTTGACTTAGCATCGCTAAAATCTAAAGGAATATTGTCATAGGGATATGTGTCGTATGCTCCCGAAGTTAACGCATTGTATTCTACAGAAAATACTGGATCAGTGAATCCAAATATACGTCCATCTTCACTTAGAGATAGGCCGGGAGGCAGAGAACCGCCTGTAGGCACGAGATAATATTTCAACACATCACCAGCTATAGTATCTGGGTCAGTTACTTCGAGTTGAAAATCTACTTTAGCATTATCTAAAATAAAGTAAGCATTATCGGGACCTACATTTAAGAATCCTTCTTTGGTTACCCATGACGGTACATCTGATCCGTCAATGCTTAAACTGAATGTTCTATCTTCAAGGTCTACCCCGTCAGAAGCACGTATAACAAATCTACTGATCGCTAACTTGTTAACTTCAGAAGGACTACCTACTATGAGATTATTTTTTAATCTAAGACCTCTGGGAAGTTTTCCAGAAATAAGACTAAAGGTTACAGGATTAGAAGTCGTAGAAGAAGCTAGCAAAGGAATACTGATGGTTATCCTTTCTGTTAGTAGTCCTAAACTTCCTGCCGGTGTGGCCCAAGTTAATGCCATGCCTACTCCTTATTGGATCGAACCAAGGTCTAGACTTACAGAGGATGGGTTAGTTATAGTACCAAAGTCGATGTTTGTAAACGCTAATGCTAACTGTTCAGTGTACTGGAATGAAGAACCTATAGGACCGAAATCAAACGTAGTCATGATCTTTGTAACAGGTAGTATGGTGTTGACCGTAATAACAGTACCTAGAGAAGTGACATCAACATCATCACCGCCTTGTAGTGTGATACGACCGTTGTTTCCATCAGTGGCCTGTACATAACCTGAGTTAGTTTCGATCCTTGTCAGAGCAGCGTCGGCATCGTTGTTGATTACTACAGAAGTTAGTGTATCATCTAATGATACTTTTCTTCCAGCTACTATATTTTTAAACTCTAGATTAGATCCATTTTTTTGCTTAAACAACCCTACTCCAGTAGTTCCTATGTTTAGGCCAGTAACCGCTAGCTCGGAGTTTAATGCAGTAAAGTTAGAGTTGACTTTTTGGAAGGCAGTGCGTAGATCATCACCTAGACCATCATTGACTACATTACCGATATTGATTGTTTGTATAGACATAGTTTGCGCTCTCTTTTACATATTTACCAGGAGCCGTTACTCCAAGCCACACGCTTCCAGATATCACCGCCCGGACTGACGAATGTAAAGGTGTTGGTTAAAGTGAAAGTTACGTTGTTGCTAAAATTCAGTCCTGTTTGTGTTCCGTTGTTTAGGTTTTGGTCCACATTTGTCACTGTTACTGATGCGCTCTGACCTGGAACCACCAAAGTCCACCCTAGGATGTCAGTGTTGATTTTGTTGAAACCATAGTTGACGCCGAAATCAAAGTGGTCGTGGTTGCTGCCAGTAGTGCCTACCACATTAAGCATTTCAAAGTTCTGTACGCAGTAATAGATGTAATCACCGTCGAAGGCCATCATACCAATGCGGTCTCCCTCGGCACCATAGCTGTGTGCGGGCGGAATGGCCTTGACATTTAGATAGCCACCGCCGGGGAATCTCAGCATACCATAGTTTTTAAACTCCCAGGTGTGGGTATAGATATTTGAGTAATCATAGGTTCCTGTAGGTGCTATACTGCCCAATGGTGGGTTGGTGTCCCACTGTTCATATGGTGTGTTCAACGGTCCTGTGTTGACATACAGTGCTTGATTAAATCCAGGAACCCAAATCCCATATCCGTTATCGTACTGTATGTACGGATCGGTAGCAGGGTTATAACCAGCGGGAATCCAAGCATTAGGATCGCTGATAGATTGAGTGTAGGTTAGATTCACCGCGACGAAGTCAGCGCCGAGGATGGTTATGTGTGTGGGAGGCGCAGTTGGATTTTCGTTCGTCTCTATCGCGAGGCCGTGTGTGTTGTCGGACTTGATCTTGTCATCAGGGAACTTGGTCCTGCCATCGCTGGTAAAGGTCCAGTTGTAGTGATTGTTTCTAAGCAAATCGTGTGTGTAGAAATCTACCACTCCAGTGAGATCATTCTGGCCACTGCCATAGACCATTATAGAAGATAACTCTGTGCCTCTATTGCTGACATTGCTGGAAACGCTGGCTATCGAGATCGGACTTTGTTGATCTGTGGTGTTAGTGATGCCAGTCCAGCCCATACCATAGGTGCCTATCTTGGTATGGTTAGGCAACAGCAAGCTGCCGTCGTTGCCAAAGACCCATTCTGCGCTACGATTACTATTGGCATCAGGAATGTTTACCTGCCAGATGCTGGCATAGTCTGCGGGGACTTGATTATTGACCCTTCCAGATATCCTAGCTCTAGATGGATTTTCTGGATCGCCTTGTGCTATGGTCTGGAATGCTTGGCTGACATAACCTATGATATCTGCTCGTCCTGCACCTACCTTGTTGTAGGTGAACTCGATCTTGGCGCCTATTGATAGGCCTAACAGCGTACCTCCCAGTTCACCATTAGGATCTGTGAAGATGTTGACTTCTATCTCACTCTGATTTCTCTGTGATAGACCCGGTATCAGCACGTTAGGGCTGGTCAAGGTCACTTCATTGCTGAAATCCTGTCCATTGGTATAAACGTGTGATACCTGTTCTCTGGATGAGTAGATGACCACGCGGTCTCCGCTGTTGGGTTGACCTTGTTGTCCTTCGCTGCCTTCTACTCTTATGTGCGATCCATAGCTGCCGTAACCAAAGCCCAAGGCCGCACCTTTCTTCCTGCTTAGGGGTCTTAGATGCGTGTCGTTGTCAAAGCTGTAGTACAGCTCTAATCCATAATCCTCACTCCAGGCAAAGTCTTGATCTGCTTTAAGGATGAGGCTGTTTTCTACGCCATAGATCCTGCCTGTGTTGTTGGATATCTCTATGCGATTGTCTACTAGTCTTAGCTGTATGTTATCGCCGTTTGTGATCTGCGATTTATTTAGGTATCTACACACAGTGGTTATGTAGGAACCCACATAGTTTATGTCAGCGATATCTGCTAGATTGATCCTAGTCGTGTTATATGTGGTAGTGGTATCTAAGGATCCTGATATAGCTCTGTAGACACCTGGAGCGTCCTGTAACAGTCTGACCATCACCGTGACATTAGGACCTGCGAGACCGTCGACTTCATTGAAGAAATCTAAGCCGCGTACTTCTACCCAGTATTCTTCCGTTTCAGTGTCACGATGATAAGCAGTGATCACATATCTGCTGGGGTTGGTATTATAGATATAAGATAGGCCACCGCCACCGCCACCTAGCACACTTGTGCCATCGCTATTGACGATATCTCCACCTGAGGGTAGCTGTAGCTTACCGTCATTCTTAAACTGCCATTGACTGGCTCCAGCATTTATCAAAACTTTGCCATAATAGCTGAGCCCTCCAGCCGATTGTCCGCCTGTGATAGTGACATCGCCGCCTGGTCCGTCTGTGCCATAGCCGCCAGCGAGGCTGATATAACCTCCAGTTGTTCCCTGGCCACCTTGACTTTGAATATATCCGCCGGTGCCGATGTTGACATCGCCGCCCTTTTGATAAATGTAGCCTGGTGTTCCTGAACCTTGCACATCACCGGCTTCTACTCGAATATAGCCACCCTGCCCATCGCCAGGGCCATAGCCGCCACGTATCTTGATATCGCCACCATTGCCGTTGGTATCACCGCCGCGGCCTGCCCATAAGTAGATGTCGCCACCTTCACCGCCGGTGCCGTCTTGGCCTTTACCAGGATTGATTACCAGTCGTTGTGCATTGTAACTGGTGGCGTCGGGTGTGGTGATAATAGCTTCTTGTTGGCCGTCACCTATGTTTAGAGTATATCCTGTGATTGTACCGTTGGCAGTGTCACCGCGAGCCACTGAAATGAAAGGCAACACAGTCTGGCCATTGGCTTTGAAAAGCCAGTTGTTGCCAGTGTAAAGTCCTATACCGCTGCCAGCTGTGCTGTAGATCTGCACAGGCTGTGTGGACGCATTGGCTGAACCAGGTAGAGTTATACCAGTAGAGCCTTCTATGGCAGGATCGATGCGTATGCCCACTGTGCCGCCGACGCCGTTGCCACTGAACTCACCTATGGTCCATTCGCCGTCTAACCAGGCACCTATATTGCCCATACCAAAACGCTGTTCGTTTATAGGCCAACCATCTCCGCTGTTATCTGGGAATGTCAATGTTCCGTCTGTGCCAAATGTCCAAGTATTGATTCCTGGTCCAAATGTCGCTGTCTTAGGTCCATCGGAAAATCCAGTGATTACATTTTGATTAAAAGTGAACACCCAATAGCCAGCGCCAGTGTCGTGTATGACAGTCTGTACTGTGGCAGTGACTGGTGTACCCCACGCTGTCCTCACCGTAGCACCTGCTGTAACAGTCGTGCCCAATGTTGGGTAATCGCTGTCTAACACAAACAGGCGCCAAACGCCAGGACCAAAAGTGTCTGCAGCAAATATTGTAACACTCTGTACCAGTGGATGAGATCCCACGGTAATGTCTATGGCAGAGTTACTTTGTAAGTTGCTGCCGCTGCCACCTTGTACTGGATCGCCATCTACTGTAAGATTGCCATTACCATCTAAGCTGATAGGAACATTGTTGATGTAGAGTGTGTTAAGACCCACGTACATGCTACGCCATTGGCGTGTAGGACTTCCAATATCATAGGTATTGTTAGTCTTAGGTAAAAGATGTGTATCTACGTTTGATGGATCAAATATTGTTCCATCAGCTGCCAATGTGCTGTACAGTTCATTAAAGTTTGAGTTGACTTTGTTAAAGGCCGTCCTTAGGTTATCGCCTGTGCGATCGTTAGCGGTTTGTCCTATGTTGATTGTTTGTTTTGCCATTTATCGCTCCGATTAACCAAATGTCTCTAACTTACCATGCACACTGATAACACCGCTTGCATTATAGAAAGTAAATGTAACTATGTCTCGTTTGTTAGCATTGCCTGTGGGTGGCGATCCACCTTGCCAGTACAGTGTAACACCAGTGTTACTACCATCTAGTAGAACGGCGTTTGGTATTCTTCCAGTAGCACCTTGTACTAAGATAAGAGTTACCACGGTATATTGTCCATCTAGCAGGTTCATATTAGTGAAGTCTGCGTTGAAGTTACCTTGTAGACTAGTATGTACGAATGTATCACTTAATCTATAATCATGTTCTACTGTAGCTGTAGCACCAGCTATTGGTGCGTATACTCTTTTTACACCTTTAGCTATAGTAGTGTTTCTGATTGTCGTTGTTCCAACACCATTTGCACCCATGGTCAGTGCTGTGGCAGCACCACCTAAGGTCAATGTGGTTGGAGTACCCAATGCTGCAAATGTTGCGGCATTAGAATCTAGAGAACTGGTGCCCCAGTTAGCATTGGTTGGAATGACACTATGTAGGTCCCATGACCCATTGCTAGTACCGTTGTTATAAAGTACAGCTCTTTTATTACCGCCTGCTATGACACTGCCCACCTGTGTGGCATCATTGTACTGTATAGTCAGTGTACCTGTGGAGTTGTTATTGAATACAAACAATGTTCCTGTAGGTAATGTAGTAGCATCTGGCAGCTTAAATGTATGATTGCTACTTCCAGAAAGTAGCTGCTGTTGATTTGAAGTTGATGTTAGTGTGGTAGTACCACCTGAACTGGTTGTTGCTGTAACTCCATTGACGAAGTTTTTAGCACTACCCCAGTTAGAGATTGTCAAGCTACCTAGTGTACCAACTGATGTTAGGCTTGAACTAACAACATTTGATGCTAGAGTAGTTCCGGTCAACAATCCGGCAGGAGCAGTTCCTGAAACGTTACCAGTTACGTTACCAGTTACATTACCAGTAACGTTTGCAAATACAGGACCGACGATACGTCCCATTACAGCATCTACTAGCAGTGTTGAATCGTCGGCAAAGATACTGCCATTGAGGTCTATCTTGTTGTTCAATGAAAGTACCATTGAACGTCCACTAGCATTAGTACTGATGTTTATTCCATAGCCAGGAGTAATGCTTAGTGTATCTGTATTATTAGTAGCAGCGATCAGCGGTTGTCCTGGAACTGATACGTTTCTAAATGTAAACAGTCCGCTGGCAGGTGATGTATTATTAAGTGTAGCTATCTTTGTAGTAGGATCAACGCTGACACTTAAACCTGTGATAACGCTTATACCTCTAATACCACTGTTGGTGATAGTTACATTACCTGTTGAGCCGCTAACTGTAATACCACTGCCAGCAGTGATCTGAGTCACTCCAGTGTTAGTAAAAATCACATTGCCGGTAGACGAGCTAACTCCAATACCGGTTCCTGCTACAGCACCAGTGACTCCACTGTTACTAACAGTTAGAGTCTTAGTTGTTGGATTTGCTGTCAGTGTTATAGCTGTTCCTGACAACAGTTTTAAGGTATCATTGAACTGTCCTGCAACGATATTGCTGCTGTTATCGACATTAAAAGTCTTGAAAAATGTTTTAGATGGATCAATGATCAGTTCACCGCCTAAGGTAGTCGATGCTGGAAGTTCTACAGTACCGTTACTGCTCTTGATCTGCGCAGACCCTAGCCATATACCATTGTTTTCAGAACCAGGTGTTAGACTTTGATCCTCTATGTACAATGATTTAAACGCTTTTCCACTATCACCTAACTGTAATGTGTTAGTTGCTGTTGGTATGATTGAACTATTAAAGTTGGTAAAATCAGCCAGAGAAACATTATTTTCTGATAATGCTGTGCTGATCAGTGTGAAGTTTTGGCTGACTGCTTTTAGAGCATCGTCGACGTTGCTCCAAAGTAAGGGAGGACTTCCTGCGGTGATGTTTGTGTTTATTCCTGACATTATGTTCTCCCTACCGCTATTTCAACAGTGCCAATATGATCACTGTCATAATCTTTTAGAGCCTTACCTACTACAGTTCCGACTTTAACATCGCCTGTGGCAGCTACAGCTACTCCTGGAATTCCTGATGTAATCAAGATGTCTCCTTTTTTAATCTTTCCAACTACTTTGCATGGAACACGACCTTGCAGCGCGACCAAGTTTTTAAATCCTGGACATGCTTCATACATGGTATAAGCAGCAGTATTAGATACAACACCTGCTACTCTTGTATCTCCTTTGATATTAGAAGTTGTAACTTCTTTTTCACCACCAAACACAAGAACTGTACCTACTTCATATTCTTTATCACCTTCATAGTTTTCTGCAAGGTCAGCGGAATATGTTGCCTGCAATCTTGATTCGTTCGGTGAAGTGCCAGTCAATGTCCAACGTCCTGTTATAGTACCACTATTAGTATTACCACCTGTGGTGATCGCGGTTACTTGGATGCTCGATGCTGTTATAGGAGCATCGGTACCACCGTCTTTGGTCTTAAACTGGTGTGTATCATTCCAATACAATGATTTGTTATCAGTAGATACTGTACCAGATTGTACTAGTATACCACCTACGCTGTTCCAGCCATAGTATCTAATATAGCCACCACTACCTGCTGTGGCAGTATCAATACTGGTATTGTTATCAACGTTGACCTTGCTGACGTTAATCTCATTGGCAGAGAAGTTACCGCTCGAGTCTCTGTTAATAAGTTTGTTGTTATCGGAGGATCCTGTATAGGCCGCTGACATTTCAACAACGGTATAATCACCGTCGCCGGTTCCGGTACCACCTGTCCTTCTCAAGAAACCTGTAGTTGAATATTGAGATTTCTTAATGGATCCGCCACTGTCAACTACAGTGGTAAAGTTTACCGCAGTAATATTGCCTGTGCTGATACTAGAGTTACCTAGTACAGTGTTAGACGCTATCTGTGAAATAGATGTCAACGGCAATGAGTTAGTTTTGATAGTGATCCAACCGTTGGTTGAAACAAACAGTGCATCATCGAAACTAGCAAGTCCTAGAGCTGCTTGGTTTATACCAGTAGCATTTGTTCTGGTAGTGGCAGCATTCATGTTTAACTTGCTTTGATCGATAGCTGCCGATCCTGAAACTTTACTGTTTGTGATAGTTCCTGCACCTACTGATGCAGTGATTAATCTAGTTGTAGGATTCAACGATAGTGTGATATCGCCAGTTACTGTGGCGTTAACAGCACCAAAGCCTGTTCCTGTGAAACTTAACAGTTGACCGCTTGCGATGCTAGCACCAGAGAAGTCTTGGAAGTTGGCAAAGGTCATGCTCTGTAAGTTTACTGCGTCTAACGGGTTGACTGGGTTAGCGATATTGATAACCTTTTGGTTACCCATATCTAAGTTGGCCTTCATCTTCAAGGCGCCGTTAAGTGGTAGGAAACCGCCTGTGTTGATCGGAATAACCTGGCTAGGATCAACCACCGCACCGTTGTGTGTTAGGCCCAATCTACGTTCGAGATAGATACGTGTCGCGTTTTGTGTTGGAACGGTATCTGTAGCGTTGTTGGCAAATGATGAGTCTGTTGAGAACTCACTGATTGGAACACCACGTTTAAATCCTAGACCGTCTAGGTTACTCAACGCAATAGCAGCTGAGAACGACACCTTACCAGTACCTTGGTCAACGCTAAAGTATGGACCGACTCTAAAGTTACCATATTGGTCTGTGGTCACATAGAACACACGACCTACTGTTTTTTCAATAACTTCCCCTGCTGCGTTTCTGGCGTTTACGGCTGGACCATAGATTTCGTTTGGATAGTTAGTATCTGCGTATGAACCAGTACCAATGTCCAGCAAATCGTGTCCTGTAACACGGGTCAACGCAATACGAATGGTCAGTGTACCGTTGGCGTTGGTAGTTCCTCTACGCACACCTGCTTTGAGAGTGATAGCTGAAGTATAAGATATTACACTGTCATTCAAACCAACTCCAGACTGCACACCAGTGACTAGATTGATCTGGCTAACATATACGCGACCAAATGCTGTGTTAGTAACAGTTTCTGGATCGTACTTGGTGATTACATAGTTTACACCTTTCCAGTTAAACACAGAACCAGCTGCTCTTGATCGATCATATGGACCTAGAGCGACCACAGCAAACCACGTATCTCCCACTCTGCCTCGTACTTTACTGACAGAGTGTGTACCTGCATTTAGTAAAGATGTCTGGATCGCAGTACCGCCTGGAGTTAGAGAAAGAGTAAAAGAAGTAGTAGTTAATCCTGATGCCAATACAAAGTAATGGGTTGTCGCGAGCAGTCCTGTAGGCAATGTTCCAGATGTTTCTAACTTGACTACATCACCGGCTGATAGTCCGTGTGCATAGGTTGATGTCAAGACGGCAGGTGAAGCTACACTTATAGTAACCGGAGTACCTCCTCCGAACACGGTATTAATAGTCCCAGATGCTGATGATACTGTAACAGGGTTATGTTTCGCTATACCTGGGATAGATCCTGAAGCATTAGATATCTGGAATATCGAAGTTAGTGCAGATGTGGCACTCAATGCTAGAGATGTGCTGCTTGGTATAGCCGCGATATAGTATTGTGTACCACTGGCTATGTTACCAAAGCCTGTACCAGTAAATGCTATAGGCTGTCCAATGCTCATTAGCCCACTGTTGGTTACAGTGACCGTATAAGCGGTAGCACTCATACTAGTTGATGCAACAGTCTGTGCGGTGTTAACGATCCACGATGCACCCGATCCGCTGACTATGTATGTGTTAGCTGCGATGCCGCTGCCACTCAATACCATACCTGCTATAATAGTACCTGATGCAAGATTGGTAACTGTTAAAATGCTACTGCTGATACTACCTGTAAATGAAGCAGTAGTGATAGTAGTGGCGGTTGCAGTAGTAGTTACATGCGGAGTCGTTGATAATGTTATCTTACCACTAGATGGAATCGATCCAACATAATATTGTTGACCTGCTGTGATACCACCAAACGCACCGGTGGTCAACACGTTCATCAACCCTGCGCTAGTAGTGACAGAAAGTACTGATCCTCCGTTAGTAGCACTAATAGTTAACTGGGTACCGCTAATAATAGAGCTAACGTAGTAAGTAGTTCCAGAAGTCAGCCCACCGATCGGTGACGAACCCTGGGCTGTAGTGAACGATACTGGCATGTTTACAACCATACCTAGTGTACTAGTCACTGTGATATAGTTTGTTAGTGCATCTGAGTTAGTTGCTTGAGTACTAATACCAAACTTGATCGGTGTGTTTACAGTCATGCCTGTAGTTGAACTTAATGTCACTTGGTTGCTAGTACCAGTGATAGTTGTCGAACTTACAGTTTGACTGATGCTGACGGTCCATGTTGAGCCGTTGCCGCTACCGCTGATATTGGAAACGATATATGTTCCAGAAGCAGTAGTTCCTCCACTTAATACCATTCCTGCTGAGATAGTACCTGACGATAGAGTTCCGACAGTTAATGTTGTGCCACTAATACTAGAACCAGTCATAGTCGCTGTGGTCTGTGCTGTGGCAGTGGCTGTTGTTTCTACAGTAGCGTAATCATTTGGCTGATACACTGTCATAGAAATATATTGATAGTTTTCTCTTAGTAGAGTGGTTGTTAACCCAGTTGGAGTATAAGAGAATGTTCCAGAGCCTGCTGAAGTCGTGGTAACTGCTCCACCGCCTTTAACTGTAGATATCTGGAAGGTATTTGATGTAGGGTTAATAACATAATACACCTGCCCTGCAGTAATACCAGTAGGTAATGTAGCTGTGCTACTAAAAGTCAACGAATAGTTTGTTAATAAACCGTGGTTATTTCTTGTAACGACTGCAGGACTTGCATTGCTAATAGTACAAGTAAACGGTGCATTAGGATCGTTATAGTCTGTGAACTGTAGAACACGATAAACGTTATTAGCAGCTTCAGTTAACACAAGACCAGTCGATGGTCGAACACTAACTCCAGACAGTGTACCAGTCAACATCAGTGCTTGGTTCTGTCTCACCGTCATTAATGTGCCATCATTGATCTGTGCATACAGACCAGATAGACCGCTGGCACCTGTAGTAGAGCCTAGCGTTAGACGTGCAACACCGGAAGGTAAGTCAGCACCTGTGTAGGCACTATTGATCGGATAACGATACAATATACCACTGCCATGATCGACTTCTAGTTCTGAGTTTGGAAGTGGAACATATGTATAGTTGTTAATATAGACAATAACGCCTTGTGCAGAGTTTGCATAGTTTCCGCTAGGATAATAACAGGTCACTGATTGTGCTAGGTCATAGTATAAATCTGTGGGTGTTGGAACTTCTAATGGATCGCTGCCTTCTGCGACAAGAGCATATACACCGTGCGCACTTGAACCTGCGATAGAACGTATCTGACCACCGTTGATAGAATAGTAAGATACTTGACAGTAGTAGGTAAACATTGACACAGCTTCTGTCAAACCGCCGTTGGTTACCATCACACCGTAGCCTAGGTCAGCGACTTGTGTAAAGTCGTTTGACAGCATACTACGGTTACCCGGCATCAATAGTTCATAGACACGATTATAGGTATGTGTTCCTGAACCTGCCGAAGTTGTTGCTACAGGAGTGATACTTCCTAATGTATCAGTGACCTGGAAAGAGTTCGCTCCAAGTCCGATTAAAAGCACATAATATCTCTTGCCCACAGACAGACCGGTTGGTAATGAACCTGTGGTTGTAAAGGTAATAGTGGCGCCGGCCTGAAGACCGTGATCGACTTTGGTAATGACCGCAGGGCTGCCGTTGCTGATGGTACAGGTCTGTACACCAACGTCTTTGGTATAAGGTGTTCCTGGATCAAACACGAATGTAGCCGTAGAACCGTTTACATTGTAGACCCAATCTCTAACGTAGTTTATTCTGTAAACACTGCCAGTGATAATAACTGAAGCAGGTAAGTTAGGGAATCTCTGAAGACCAGTAACAACGATTCTAGTTGAACTGATCTTGCTGACCATGGTAAATTCTAGGTTGCCTGCGAAGCCGTCGACAAACATACCGCCGGCAAACTGCTTGCGTCCAGTGGATCCGATAAATGAAGCACTTTCTTGACAGTATGGAGATTTAGCAAGGATTTGACCTGCAGGATCAAGAATCATCATGAACCCGCCTTGTCCTTGTGCTGTCATTCGACGTAGCATCGTAGCGTCGTTCATCATGAACACGTCAATCTTGTTATTATCTTTTGGAAGATTAACTAATGTTGATCCACTGACAATATCGATAATAGCATTAACTAAGTTAGTTACGATGGCTCTAGTACCACCTTCTGCTATGTAAGCATTATCGATGATCTGGGGTACTAGTTCTTGTGTGCTGTTGGTATAGAGAATGTTCTGTAGAACATAGTCAGTCAAGACGATTAAATGATTCCACGCTGCCACGGTTTGATCTAACTGATCAGTGATGGCTTTTAGAGCACTAGCACTTTGGAAGTACTTTAACGCTGCTGAAATAGTTCTATTATACCCACCGTATCTAAGATCAAATATTAATGCTTCAACAATCAGACCCACGTCTCTCTTACATAGTTTTCTGTTGTAGGTAAATGTACCTGGACTGTATGTTGCATTAAGATAAGAAATAACTTGATTTTGTATACTAACTGAAGCTGCTAAAGTAACAGTTCTATCGTTGGCCGCTACAATATTAGCGGCGTTAGCATCAATGGTTGGATCTACAGGAGAAGCTGCTGATGCTGCACCAACACCGTTGATAATGATATCTTTGATGATGTCAAACGCACTAGTAAGTGTGGTAGCTGATACACCGCTAGATGAAGCCGCAGGTAGAGTGGTCGTCTGTGAAGTAGTGTTAGAAGCTGATTTACCAGTCCATGATGTTTGATTTGATATTACAGCAGGAAGAATTATCTTTAACTGATTAAGTACACTAGTAAATGCACTGGTTTCTCCGCCGACGGTTGTTGCATTGAGCGCATCATAGTAAGCAAGTCCTGCTTTAATAGTCTGACTGGTGCCGCCATAGATTAGGTCATAGACCATGGCATCAATGATAAATCCTACATCTCTTCCACACTTGTCTGCGTCATATCCAGGAATGCTTCCAGGATTGAGTTGATCGGTGATATAGCCTAAGACTTCATTTTGTATAAATGTCCTATTGGCAATGATGATATCTTTAGCATATGATTTATCAGTTACCAACCCTCCTGGATTAGTATAGGTAATAACAGTCGACGGCGTACCTGATTCTATGATATAAACGATCTTGTTGAACAGTGTGGTCACAGTCGCAGCACTGGCCACATAGGTAGTGCTACCATAGATAGTATTCAAGACAAGGTCTCTTACTTTCTTGATAGCAGCAAGTGTCTGACCTTTCTGATAGCTAGTTACCACTCCTGAGTAAGATCTTAGATATGCATTGGCTGCGGTCACGGTTCGATATGTAGATCCTAGTACTAGGTCATCCATGACCGCATTAATCATGAGATCCACGTCTCTCTTACATTTTACTGTATCAAATGTAAAGTTTCCATCGAATGGTTCTATGTCTGCGGCTATCTGCGCATCGATCCAACCGACGATTTCTTCTTGGAACCATTGTTTGTTTAGATATAGTAACTGTGCTGCTGCCTTGTAGTTTCCAGCGTTAGAAATAGCAGGATATACTCTATTGGCAGGATCTGTTAGATAATGTCTTGCAAATAGTTGTGTTGACGTAGTGATGCTGTCAATAGTAGAATCTCTACGGAATATATCAAATGCCCAAGGACTTGAACTAGGTCCTGATCTAGGCTTAACTAAGACACGTCTGAACTCGTCACCGATCAATGAAACGTTCTGTGATACTTTCAAAGGAAAGTTTTCTTCGTAGATACCACTTTCGATAAAAATAGTGATCTGTATATTTTTAGTAATGTCACCATAGCTTATAGCTTCACCAATCTGGAAAGACCCATATTTGATGTCAACGTCAAACAGTTCATTTCCCTGATTATCCATAGCACCAGTATGTGTTAGAATCTGTGCTAATGCTCCCGAGGTTTCGCCTCGCATGTATAATCCAGGTCTAATATCTCTAGTTGCTAGAGCAGTAGGCGTATCTACCGAATAGTTTCCAGTAAAGTCTGTGAGCTTACCTGCTGTATAGATAGCGAACGTTGGAAGGTTAGCCACGACACTAGGAACGCTGGTAAAACCAGAACCTGGATCAGTGATCGTAACGCTTTGGATAACTCCGCCGACTACGTTTGCAGTACCAAATGCGCCAGATCCTCCACCGCCAGTAATACGTACAGAAACAAGTCCAAACCCACTACCACCATTGGAAATAGCGATGTTGTTGACCTTATAGGTTACATCAAATGTTGCGCCTGCGCCGAATGTTACTTTGGTTGTGTTTGAGGCAGTACTAGCTACTGATAAGTTACCTGGAATCGCACTATAAACACCTGAACTTAGTATCTTAAATGTTATTAGAGAACCCGGAGTGGATGCTGTACTGAGCACCTGTATCTTACAAGGCTGGCCACCGGAGGCGACTGTACCACCATCTAGGGTAATAATATCGCCAACCCAATAGTTTGAACCAGGAGCGTTGATCGTTATCTTATCAACGCTCATTAGGGCAGCGCCAACGAAGCCCGAACCGGAATCGTTTGAAATACTGATATTGCTTAGAGTACAGGTTCCTGCGCCATTATTATAAGTTAATAGCTTTTTGTATGGTCCTATCTCTACTCTAGATTCGTTTACTAGTTCTTCTGCACGTTTTAATGCAGCTTCTATTGTGCGATAGGCATAGGCAAGAGCTCTACCTTGTAGTTCGTCGCTGACTCCAGGACGTGCATCAGCACCGCTAGTTGCGACATATAAGTTTGCGACAGAACCAAAAGCACTGCTGTCTACGTAGGATTTTGTTGCTGCGATCAATCCATCATAGGTTTGATCATCTTCAGGCTGTGGGTTTCTTGACAAAATCAACGGACCAGTCATTCTTCCGAATGCTTCGTTGACTTCACCTGTGGCAGGATCTATAGCATTAATACCTGCTCTAGCGATCTTGCTGTCTACGTATCCTTTGTTTGCTGCTTCGCCAGATGCAACAGGAGTTGTAAGATCAACGATTCTGTATTGATTACCACCTGATGTTGCGCTAAGATTTCCACCTAGCTGTGGATATCTATCTGCTGAAATCGCAGAGAAAATAGCGTTAAGTCTGATTTCATTAGGATTAGATGTTTGATCTACGCTAATGCCAACGCCCGGAACTAGCTGTTTAAACTTTAAACCTGTAGTAGTTTGGTTAACAGTTACTAGCGCACCTTCTTGACCTACATAGGAAGTAGGAGCGTCTGATAGTCCTGTAAACTTTAGTCTTTCACCGAGACCTAAAGAACTGTATAGTTCGAGAAAGTTGTCGTTGACTTTACTAAAGGAGTCGCGAATACTATCGCCTGTGCCGTCATTACCAACCGCACCAATATCAATGATTTTTCTTGCCATGGTTTATCCCAAGAATAGCTTATATCCATTATTTAGCCTAAACTTTTATAAGCCTAATGTAAATACCATATGTACTTGGGAAAAGAAACAGAATTAAATCAATATGTAAGAACCAGCAAGCTCGGTAATGAGCATGTTTATTATCGTCGAAAGACTCTGGCTATCTTCCGTTGTGATAACTGTGACGAAATCTTTAAAAGAGATCTAAAAAAGATGCATAAGAAAAGATTGAGCAACAATTTTTTCCATTGCTGTTCGAAGTGTGACTCTAAACGTTTTGCGCAGAAAAAAGGAGTAGAACAGAAAAAGATATGGGATATGCCTGCCAGTACAGAACTTCCTGTGGCCAAGTATTGACAACTAAATAAAGCACAAGGAGATTTACTATGTTAAAGCTATTAGCCAAACTTTTTGGAGCCAAGAATACAGCACCAGCTGAGCCAGAGGCACCCTATAAAGTAGAAGCACCTGCTCCAGCACCAACGCCGGTCGCAGAACAGGCAGCTCAGGCTGTGGTAGAAAGCATTGCACCTGCCAAAAAGAAAGCACCTGCCAAAAAGACTGGTGCTCCTAAGCAAGGTGCTGCTAAAAAACCACGTAAGCCTAAATCAAAGCCCCAAGCGTAAGGCTTGCTGATGTAGAGCAAAACTAGCTAGATTTTTAGCTTTGCTCTCACACATAATATCAAAGCTGTCTCGGAAACTCAGAGCCCATTCATTAACTGCTGTATTCCAGTAGAAGTTAGAGTGAGCTCTGAGTTTCGCTTTTTTGTAACCTTCGGAAAGTAGTTTGTGATAGTCGGGCAATGTTTGATCGCAATGATCTACGAGAACATCTTCACGACTAATAGAATAATGCATGACAGGCCTAACACCCCGCCAGCTCTCAACCACCATTTGAACACGCGAGTCCATGGGTTGTATATATTCCCCGCTATGTACCCAATGGTGATGTACATCCATAACCACAGGAACGATATCGCTAATACTAAGGCAAGTTTCAAGTCCATGCGTCATTTCCTCATTTTCGATAGTGATAGTGTTACGTGCTTCGGGTGTTAAGCGGCCCAATACAGCACGTATTCCATCGGGGCCTCGTCGACCCGCGATATGAACGTTGATTTTAAAGTCCTGAAACGTTTGGCCAAATCCCATCCAGCGAGCCATGTCCACATGATATTCAAACTCCTCTATAGATCGGCTGACAATATCATCGTTATCACTTGCCAGCACAGTAAACTGACCAGGATGAAAACTGAGCCTAACACGATTCTTGCGAGCCAAATCACCGACGGCTCTGAAATGTCTTTCGGCGTAATCTCGCACATCGGGAGTCCGCCAAAACCAAGACCAGCTTGGCTCAGTGTACACAGGAAGTATATCGCTGCTGAGTCGTACCATTCTAAGATCTTCATCAAGTGCTCCTACACGTTCTACAAGAAGACGTGTGGACTCAATGTTTTGTTTCATGAGAGACCATAGTTTATCTACAGCCACGTCCTTGGTTTGTCTATTTAACCAAGCTACGGTAGTAGTTCCGGTGTTGTAGATCTTGCACTCATCTTTAGGCTTAATGCCATCTACCTGATGAGGGTGATCGATCCATTTGCAAGCGAAGCCAATACGTTTAGTCATAGTATTATTATACAATAAATCAACGCCAGTTGTCAATGATGAAAGGATCCATTACATCTTCTGGTTTTGGATCTCCGTGGAATACTAATACGCTACATTGTGCAGGTATAGCGATGTCTTTTACTTCTTTGAATACACGTTTGGCGTTTATATAGACTAGCTCTTCTTTGGTTCTTATTTCCCATTTATAGCTCATGATCCATTCTAATGGCCAATATTTGATATAAGACTTAGATATGCTGTAGATCCAATCTTGATCCCCGGGCATAGACAATGCTTCTCCGGGATTTTCTTTAAACTTTGCCCATATGATAGACTGTGATCCTTTAGTCCAACTCATTACTGAACTGTTTAACACACACCAGTCCTTATGGAATGCTCGGTTGAAGTCTCTTATTCCATAAAAATCTTCGCCGCCAAGTAACTTTTCTATGTTACCACAGACTACAACATCGAGATCAAAATAAAGTATGCGGCCTTGTATGTCCAACGACGGATCGAACATATGAACTTTATGCCACCAACCTTTGGCATATCCGGCATTTGATTGCACTATCAGTCTTACACCTTCGATGGGTTCGGGATCGTCCGTTAGGCAAACAAAATCGTAAGGTATCGTAATATGTCGAGAGACCATATTTCTCAATCTCTCGACATATTCTTTTCCGTATTTGTTTCCAAATCTAACGCAGAGTATAGTTACCAATGTCGTATCACTCCTGCTACAATAAAAATATTAGTGATAATGTAGATCAGGATGATTACAGTACGGACAAGTGCTATTTTATCAGCTTCCTGATCATTAGCACCTGCCTTTTCACCTAGGGCCTTTGCCCATAGTCTCCATATGTTACGCATCACCCTCATAGATCGCTGAGTTTCCTGCGTGTTCGAAAACTTCTACACTTCTCAGTTTTACACCTTGTCCAACCGGATATCTGGCAGTGAAAGTATTTTTAGGTCCTTGAGTACCGTGCAGTATCCAATGATCACCTCTCTGAAAGGTCTTAAGAATATCATCCATGGTCTTGTATGCGAGTTCTGCAAACTTTTCACAACCTACAGCTTCGACAACTCGTAGGTCACACATACCTCCTTGGTCCTGCAATCCATATGCCGCCATGCCTCGGAAAATATCTAGATAAGGGTCGTCTTGTGCGATAATCAGAGTATGATCAAACATATGTTCTGACCATTCTTTAAATGCTTTAAGACCGCCGAAGTCCATTACCCAGTTACGATCATCTAGTGTTTCTGATTCAAATATTAGTTTGATACCGATAGAATAACCGTGGAGCAATGAACAATGACTATGGGTGCTACGCCATTGTCTGAAACAACAACTGAGCCCTCTGTCGTTGCCGTATGTTTTAGTTGAAATATATTTCGCCATCTCTTGCCTCCTGTAAAAATAAGCGAGTAAGTTTGATGACACGCAGAGTATTTAGAGAGGGGTGAGCGTCATTCGAGTCCTCTTTGTGTATGTGTGTTTATTAATATACTATTTTTAGTTACCTTTGTCAACCACAAAATCATTTATGTTCTGGAAATGTACATGGTCATGTCGCCATTCTTCTGGTATTTTCCAACCTTCATTATTCAGTACTGTGAACTCTACGAACGGATTGATTTTGAAGATCATTCCTATTTGATAAATCCAATATGCTGGATCGACTGCATCGGCAGTCTCTGGAAGATAATGTTGTGTGCCTTTGTAGATGTTATTGATTTTTCCATTAGATGGATACAAGTCAAAACCTGCTAATACTATTTTTGGAAATCCAAGTTCAGTAGCCAACAATACAGCATAAGGACCACTACCCCAATGCTCGGCACGATCTTGTTTTTGTGTGCCTACATATGGAATATTCGGAAGAGGTTTGAATATTTCAACACGATTGAGCGCGACCATGTTTTGTGGTCTAACAAATATCCCTACTCGATGTTGATTAATGCGACTAGCTTCTTGTGCCATACGGACATCGCAGCATACAACATAGTCCATTGGATGGTCGCGGACGATGGCATTACAACCGATCGTAGTGAAATGGTTTGAAAGATTTTCAATGTCAAGGCTTTTACGGCTCTCACCGTTGCCTAATACCAATGCTTGCAACACTTATTTTATTTCGCCGAATGGTTTCCATTGTCCCGGAGTTCCGCCTTGCACACAGACCCAACCCATATAGGATCCTGTTGCAGGTTCCGAGTTCCATACGACATCTCCTCTATTGTATGTACCATCAATAGGGAAAGTGTTATCTTTAAAGTGAGCGACACCGTTGAATTTGATTGGCCCTGCAGCATCGAGGCTCATACGAGAATCGATATTATTAACACCGATACCTACAGCACCATGTACTTTGACTTTTATAGGACCACTTTGTTTGTTTCCTAGATCGATATTTCCATTAGCACCAACAGTGATTCTTGTTTTGTTATCAGTGACTATGCTAAGATCACTGCTGTTATATGTTCCGATAAGGCCGTTAACAAAGTCTTGGCTTCCAATAACGATTTCTGTTTGACCGTCAGCTACTGTAAATGTAGCGTGGGGAGTTTCTGTTCCGATGCTAAGACTGTCTAGTCCTGCATTATAGAACATGTATTGGTTGACACTAAACGAACCGTCAACATCGAGATTTTTTAATCTACCAACTTCTCGAAGATTACTCTTAACGACATTTTTACCTAGTCCGTTTTGATTTATAACTTCAATGCCGTTTATGTTTAGACTTTTACCTTCTGCTAGTTCTAGAGTTTCTGATAAAAATATTCTATCGGGATTGCTTCTAAACACTAACTGCTTATTGTAATCGTCTCTTAGCCAAAGTATACCTTTGTTTTCGATATCCTCAAACTCTATGAAGTCGTTGACTATTGTGGCCTTTGTCGAAACAAGGTCCTTGATTTGTTGTACTACTGAATCTACTTTATCGTTGGCCATATTATTGATTTCCAATCTTACCAAATGGTTCCCAACGTCCGGGATTTCCTGAGGTAATACATACCCAACCGACGTATGAACCTTCTCTAGGTTGTGTATTCCATATTACATCACCTACACCATGTATACCTGACGTAGGCGGAGCATTATTATATCGATGTACTCTGCCTTCGTATTTTATAGCACCGGCAACATGAAGATCAACATCTGTATCCGGATTAGCGACTCCAACAGCTAGTTTTCCATTTACTATTACTTGTACTGGTTCTTCGTTTGGGCTACCGAAAGAGACGTTTCCTTTTTCATCTATCAGTATTCGTGTTGTCGACAAAGTACCAATAGAAAGGGGACCTGAGCTCGTTCCAATGCGTCCAGGGTTTAAGTTTAGGTCTGCTCCTGATTCTTCTAAGGTTATGAATCCTTTAGGATCACTGGTTCCTAGACCTACTTTTTTATTAACATTATCAAAGTAAACAAACTGATCCAACACTACTGGACCGTCAACTATTAGTCCAGTTAATCTTCCTAGCTGTTCTAGATTGCTTTTAACTACGTTATCGCCCAGCGAATCTGCAGATAACACTGGAGTGCCATTTATTGAGAAAACTTTATCTTTTCCTAGATCAAGGCTTTCTGTAGACAGAAAACGATCTGGGTTTACTGTGAATAAGAACTGTTTTGTAGGTCCGTCGCCGGCCCAAACAAAACCTTTTCCGACGATATCTCCGTCGAAAGTTTTATGGTCAGTTAATAGCTCACGCAACGACTTCGCTAGGTCTTCCATTTGTTTAGACATATTGGGTTCCAAATACTTATTAGATATTTATCCCCAAAAGAAAAAGCAGGCCGAAGCCTGCTTTTTACTGAGCCATTACTTTGTTATTGTACTTTAAGCAATACAGTATCTTCATTAATGCGCCCGTTGAGCTTGATATCTACTGCTTTAATGTCTTCTAAGAACTTACGCAGAGCTACTTTTCCTGAACTCTTAAACTCTTTAAGTTGTTCATCGGGCTTGCGCAGAGTTTTTTGTACGCTCTTGTTCTCGTCAAACCCAATCAATGTAGTTCCTTTTACACGGATATCGTTGTAGGCAGCAGCCACATACTTTCCTAGCTTACGAGTTTTGGTGTTATAGACCCACACTTCTTGTGATCCAATGATGTCCGCAGGATTGATAGACACTAGTTTGAGCTGGTCGTCGGTCTTTTTGTACTTCAACTTAGCAACAAGTTTGTCTTTGCTAACAGCTTTCTTAGCACGTGGTTTGCGATTGACTTTACCTTCTTGCTGTAGCATTTCGCAGGCACTAAGGATTTCATGATAGAAATCGTAGAGCTTCTTGAGATTCTTTTTACCTAGCCAAGCATAACCTTCTTTAAGCTGATCGTCTTTGCCCTCGATAGCTTCTGCTACTTCGTCATGAGCACGTTGATACAAATCCTTAATAACTCGAGCATGTGCCCCTTTGCATTCGCGACCTTTGAGCAGATTAACGATCTTGATGGCTTTAGGATCAAAGCTATCCGGATCTAGTAAGAAGCTTTCGTGAGCATCTTCGATTTCTGTAGTCATAGCGTAGGCAGCTTCACGAAGTCGATCTTGGATAGAAAGCACAACTCCAGTATCTTTTTTCTCAGTAACTTCTTCCTCTTCTTTGATAGTCTTACCACGTTCGATGGCGTCAGCGATACGTTCACGGAGAAATATAGTTACAGGTTTGAGCTCGCCCATGGTTCCGGGAAGTTCTTCCCAATGTTTGGCTTCTTTTTCGTTAAGATCGGGCATACCGGTGCGCAGACAACGAGCGATGATAGCAGCCTGCGTGAGGTTGAATCCGCCTGATTGTTTGATATATTTGATATCTTCTGCGCTATACTTGTTTTCTTTCATCCAAGCATAGACATCTGGCAGGAGATCTGCTGTTTTGTATTCAGCATAGTAATAGGCTACAGCATTACGACGGAAGCGATGATACTCCTCACCGGTCATCTTTTCCCAATCAGCCCACTTCGGATCAGGATTCGCACCGCGGCGAGTACCTGCCGAAACAGAAACTTTCTTGGGTTTTGCTTTAGTCACAGCCATCACATGCTCCTATGTAAGTTAAACAATACATATATTATACGGCCAAAAAAGAGATTTGTCAACCTTATTCAAATCGTTCTACTTCGTCCAAATCGCCGTCTTCATTTTCTTTATATATGATAGTTTGGATATAATCGGTTCCAATACTATCTTCGGCTAACTTAACCGCTTCTTTTCTACTGCTAGTCGTTTCGATCAACTCTTCGTGACCCCGTTCGTCGACTCCCCAAACTTCATAGAGTTCGAAGTTCATTTTATTGCCATTTCTCCTATTAGGTTAAACAAACTTTTTCCAATCTCCATCAGGCGCAACTGCCCAACCAAGACGTTGGAGATCATTCCGGATCTCGTCGGTTATGCACCCTTCTGCAACATAGTTTCTACCATCCCAAAGTTTGTTCTCTTCTTCATCATGTGATACATCACGAATACCAGAACAATACCAATCGATATAATCACCTTTCTGTTGCATGTCGGCGATTATGCCACCAGCATATCGCCAAGAGCAACTCCATTCTTCTTGTTTGAGCACAGGTATAACTTCCAAACGGATAAAGCCATTGTTGCACATTGCCGCATATAAGTTTTGAGCGTAGGCATCATTGTTTCGAGCTTTCTCCAAAATCCAATCAGTAGTCACAAGATCGTACTCCAAATTGTTAATACGAGATTCTGGATCGTCAAACTTGCGGTTGTCATCATCTAGGATTTTTTGAAAGTAATCTAGATACGCTTCGTTAGGCTCTTCGCCTTTTTCTTCCATGCGTTTGATATAACCTTCTTTTTGGAAAGTATGTCTTTCAGGGCTTTTTGAAACCTTTGACATCTTCTACGGCTTTCTTAAGAGTTTCTGCATAGTTAAGAGCTTGTTGCTCAGTCATAGCGATAGTAGTTTCACACTGCACGTATCCTTTAGTCCAGATTCTCCATGTAAGGCGAAGTCTAGTTACAAGGCCATTCCAGAGATCTTTCCAGAACCAATCAAACTCTTGTTGCCAAGGACTATCGATATCATAACGCTTTTTAACTGATTCAGTCCAATAATCAGTCTTAGCGGTAACATAGGTGTTGACATTGACACCGGTTTCGTCTGCTTCTACTTCTACAGTTAGAGAATGATCGGGCTGACCACAGCCACAGACGACGCTGTACCATTTTGAATCACCCCAATCGTGGGTTTTCAAGATTCCTTCTGCTGGTTCTTGTGCTTTCATTGTAGTGTCCTATCGTTGCCTTTACCAAAGGCACGAACTAATCTTTCTCTATCATCGTCATCCATCTCGTCGAAATCTTCTTCGGTTAAAGGACGACCGATGCTTTCTAGTTCTTCTTTGGTCTTACCTTCAAACATATTTTTGATTTCGTTTATGAACTCATCGAGTTCTTCTTGTGTCCCCTCGAATCCGTCGAAAGCACCTGGTGCAAACTCGACTTTCAGGATTTTCTTTTCTTCAGTCATTTATGCTTCTATCCTTTTAACTTTGTCACGCGAGTCGTAGATTGATTTAACCATGCGTTGGTATTCATCTTCGTCCAAGATTGTCCGGTAGTATGTAAGTCCTTGCGTAACCATAATGGCTGCTACTTCTAATGGGCTATGATCTTCCATCATGAGAGTATTAAAAGACATAAACTTCTCATAAAGACTTTCTAGACTACCATCGCGTTCTGTCAGCATTGTTGTTCCTTTGATGTTTGTATTCTCTCTTGAGCCACCATTTAAACTTCTGGAAATATTCTTCATATGTGTATTTAGGTATCCTGGATTCAAAATGCTCGTCGCAGTTATCTAACCAAAGGTTTCTAACCCAGTTCCTAAATGGTGAAGATTTCATGTCCATAGTGATTGACGTATTTTAATAAGACGAATCATCATTTCTTCGTCTTCGTTCTCATATTGTAGTTCCAGTTTGTTGATTGTGTCAAGAGCTTTTCGTGATTCGGTTTTTTCTTTTTTAGTTTCGTCTTCTGGAAATATTTCGTCTGGATACTGTTTACGGCGACGTTCGCAGATATCATGCCAACCAGAAACTTCATAAGGATCCGGACGCTTTGGGCGTTCGTACTTCCACCACTTATAAAGGATTTCGATTTCCTTAGCAGCTTCTGCCTGTGCAGTAGGTACAGCTTCGTGCTTCTTATCCTCGTCCAAAAACTCTGCATTGGTCAGGGTTTTAGCCCAAGCACAGTAGGCCATAGCGGCTTCTTCCGAACGCCAGTTACGATACCATCGGCGCCACCAAGGATAGCTATACTTCTTGCGAGCTTCGCTGTCCCATACACAGTAGTTCCATGCTAGTTCCACTTCAACAAAATCAACCAGCTCATTGAATAAGCAAGGCAAAAAGCGGTTCCCCACGTCTTGCCAGCTGCCAGGTTTAATATCCCTGGGATGAGCGGTAAGAGCATGAGTGCGAGTAACAAAGCGGTTGTTAATGTAGTATCGAACATCGTTAATCCTATCAGGAATCCACATCCAAACGTCCTGGATGTAGTCAAGCCCTTCCTCTGCTAACCAATAGCGGAAAGGGTGTTTTTCTTTGGAGGCACGTTTCCACTGAGCCCATCCTTTAGATGTCTCAGCTGTAGGTTTATTTGAACCACGCAACCAATCTGCGAATCGTGAACAAGTCCAATAGTTTCTCATAGTCTTTTCTCTTAGCTGAACAACTTAATTATATGATAAAACAAAAAACTTGTCAAGATGGTTCAAAAACGAATCAAAACTTTTTTTGGTATCCTGCTAGATTGAGCATGATAGAATACTGTTCATAGGCTTTTTGGACTGCGGCATTTTGATGTCTGATAGTAGCTTCTTCCCGTTCTTTGCTCATTAGCATATCAAAGAAGTCAACTTCATGTTTAGTGTGCTGTTGCCATTTAAAAAACCTCTTCTCGAGTTCTATCAAGGTTCTTAAACGACTTTCAGGTATTTCTAGTGTGAACACACGTTCAGTTTCGTATTCCACTACATCATTTCTAATAATACTGGCGTTCTCAGGTTCAGTAAAAAACCGGGGAGGATGGTACCTCGCCCGGCGCTTAGTGTCATTGAGAACCCTAACTTCGTAGTTCTTGCAGAACTCGTCTAGGTGTTCTTTTTCCACATCAGTCCCTTTTGACTCCGATAATCTGTAGTAGATTGATAAAGAGGTTGATGAAATCCATATAAAGAGTCAATGCTCCTAAGACTTCTTCACGGCCTGTATCTGAGTCTACACTGACCATTTCGCGGATTTGTTGTGTATCGTAGGCAGTTAAGCCTAAGAAGATCACGATGGCCAATGCGGAGATCACCATCTGCATCACGGTGCTACCAATAAAGATGTTAACAATACTGGCAATACAAATGGCGATCAAACCAATAAACATAAACTGACCGACACTTTCAAGGCTACGTTTAGTAAAATATCCATACCCGCTCATAGTTACGAATAAGATACTAGCACCAAAGAAAGCCGATACTACAGAACCTAGCGTGAATACTGCGAAGAAGGCGCTGATACTCAGCCCCATCAACGCGGCAAACGCCATTAGGAATAACTGTAGCTGTGTCTTATTAAAGTTTTCCTGTGCAAAGGCAAACGCTAGAATAGCGACCAGTGGCAGGAAAATAGTTACATACTGCATAAAACCTGTGAAAAAGAATGATAACAGTGCAGGTGAGCTTGCGACTCCTGCAGCGGTCAACATACTGATAATCACAGCAGTGAGCATATTATTATAGACACGCAACATAGCTGAGTTAACGGCTGCTGCATCTCTATATGTACTTGTTGCAAACATGATATCTCCTTAAGTTAATCACTAATAAAGTCTACACTCATTGGGAACACTTGGGCAATGACCTGAGCACACATTTGGGCGATTTCCCTGTGTTCTTTTTGGGTTCCATTGCCCGAACGCAGTTCGATGAAGTGTACCCAACTGCGAAGAGTCCCATTCATATATAGTCTGCTTTCGATCAAACCCTCTGGTAATACAGCGCGAGCTTGTTCTTTGGCTATGCCATTAGCGATAGCCCACTCGTATTCTCGTTTGGCTGCATAGATGACTCGTTGCTGAGCTCGGTACCATTCGTTTTGTAACAGTTGATCATCCACTTCGACGCTATTCTGTCTGTTTTTGTCGTCTTGAAGTCGTGCTTCTCTTGTAACAAAGTTAAGGTCTTTAGTTGGGTCAGCATAGCGTTGACTGAACTCTTGGAAGCTAAAGCTTCTGTGTCGCAGGATTTGTCTTGCGATGTCTCTGGTTGTTGTGATTTCGACACAGGCTGAGACCATTTCGAGTGGTGACCAGTGTTTGTGTTTGACCAAGTATCTGATGAGTTTTTCTGATGTCTCGGTGTTAAACTGATTGCTGGGATTGCTGACACGGGCGCAATACGCAATGAGTTCCTGCGCATCTTCGATGCCCATGCCTGCAAACTCTGATGTTGGTTGTGAATAGGAGACCAAACGTACATTCATTACTTTTCCCTTAGTATGTCCATGATTTTTTCTTTTTCGATGATATCCCTCTCTAGTTCTTCGTATTGTCTACGAAGTTCCTTGAGCTGTTCCCACTTGGCCTCTAGCTGTGGGTTAGGATGAAGGATGGCTAGTCGGTCTTCGATATTTTTTAATGTTTCGAACAGACTGATATTGCCTTTTTTGATATCACAGTTATTGTCTAGATCGATACCCGCAGAAGTTATCTTGACATTAGCTTGGCTAGTGACACTATTGTTGATCCAGTTATAACTAGTTCCGGCCCCACCGCTACCTCCACCTGTTATAGTGTAGCCTGTGGCTGAACCGAGAGCACCATAACCACCGCTACCTACGGGTAGTGTAACAGTGGTCGTGGAAGGCACAGTAATGGAACCAGTAGTATAGCCAGTTCCATTAATAGTAATAGTGTCTGTACCGAGATAAGAACCAGTCATGGAATCATAACTGACGGTATCATCAGCCATCTTAGGCGGCCTTGGCTTCTTTGCGGGCGTTCTTTTCTTCTGTGATTTCATTGCGGCGAGCCTTAACTGCTTTGCCAACTTCTTGAAGTGCTTTACGAGCACGAGTACCTGCTGCATTATTGCCTGCTGCGAACTTAGCATCCTCTGCTAAAAATGCTTCGAATGCTTGTTTGAGTTGTTCTACTGTGTTTGACATAATAAATCCTTATAGTTATGTGTCTCTATATATCTTAGAGATTGGTGTGGTCGGTAGGATTCGAACCTACAAAGGCTGTGACTAAGTCGGCGCCCCGGTCCCGAGCATCGTTTCCCAACGAGCTGGAGGTCTACCATTATTTCCACTCACGACCACATGTACATTATATAACCTTGTTCTACAGTCTGCAACCTTTTATGGCTTAAATATGTGCAGTTTATGACACAAGACTTTCAAAATATACCATTCCAAAATATCGTTCGATTTGGACAAAGACCAATGCTGGAAAGCCCTTTGTTCTCTGTGAGTTGGATCCTGGGTAGGTTCTGCAACTACAACTGTAGTTATTGCTGGCCTTATGCTAGGTCAGACAAACTAGACTATCAAGATCTAGATGTATATAAAAGGACAGTAGATCAAATAAAAGAGCAGGCCAAACGAAACGGTTTTGATCAGTTTCATTGGAGTTTTAGCGGCGGTGAACCTACAGCCTACAAACATTTGAACGATCTTATTAAACACCTTGATGAAAAAGAAAGTTCCTATCAAAGTGTGCATATGACTACAAACCTAAGTCCAGGATCGAAATGGTGGAACACATGGTGCAATAATACAGCCATGTTACAGCGCAGAAGTATCACGGCCAGCTATCACGAAGAGTTCGCTAAAGAACAAGAGTTTGGAGACAAGTGTCTGCAACTATTAAATGAGTATGTACACGTCACTATTAATCAGGTGATGGTTCCTGAGAGATTTTACGATCTCTACGAACGTTGCCAAAGATTCTATAAAAGGGGAATCAATGTTACACTCAAACCGCAGAGCGATCCTACTGCGAGTTTTGTTGTAGAAGGTTACACTGAAGAAATGATCAATCTTATGCAAACTGGTTTCCCTCAAGAATCTTTTGGAGAAGAACTGTATCAGATAGCTTTGTATGATCAAGAAGGTCGAGAATATCTTTTCGATCAGGCAGAAAGATTTAACAGCTACGGATTTAATAACTTCAAAGGATGGACTTGTAATAGTGGATATCAAAGTGTTATAATAAGAAGTAATGAAGTTAAGAGGAGTTATAGTTGTCATGATGTTCCATTGGGAACACTCACGGACGGATTTGAGTTATTTAAAAATCCACAGATATGTGTAACCCCTAGTTGTGTTAGTTCAGCAGACAGCAAGATACCAAAATACAAATGAAAATAGATCTAGAACATCTCCACTATTGGATGCAGGCCATCCGCGAAAGCAAAGATCATATGCGGACATTAGATGCCTTTTGGCGTGGACAACTACGCAGCAAAGAGTGGCTAGTCGATACACTGGTGTATCACATCTATCCAGAACGTAACAAGGTATTGGACTTCCCGGTGTCGGTGGATGTACACGGTGGTTGGGTAGGTGTACTATCTAGTATGCTGTTTCAAAGTGCCATTCCTATCAAACATATCCGTAGCATCGACATAGATCCGGAATGCGAAGATGTGGCAAGAGTAATGAACAAAGGTGAAGAAGTAGTTGGAAAGTTCAGTGCCATTACCGCAGATATGTGTGACATAGTCAGTGAAGCTGATATAGTCATTAACACCAGCTGTGAACATATTACACAATCACAATATGATTCTTGGTTAGAAGGGCTACGTGACGATAGCATAATAGTATTACAGAGCAATAACTATAGACTTCCTGAACATATCAGGCACGCAGACAGCCTAGAACATTTTAAAGAACAATCACACATCGCCGTAGAATGGGCCGGCGAAATAGATTTGCCCTTGTATAAGCGTTTTATGATTATAGGAAAGAAACATGTATGATTATAAAGATATAAGAAACATACATCTTGAAGTAACATCAAAATGCCAAGCAAGATGCCCTATGTGTCCTAGAAGGCTTGCCGGCGGCCCGATGCAGCCCTTTGTTGAACTGGCCGAAATAGATCTCGACACATTTAAAAAATGGTTTCCTATAGATTTTATCAAGCAGTTAGGCCATCTAAACATGTGCGGCAATCTAGGTGATCCTATCATAGCTAAAGATACACTAGAGATTTTTAGATACCTTCGTGAAGTTAATCCCAATATTGGTTTACAGATGCATACTAACGGCAGCGCAAGGTCTGAGAAATGGTGGCGTGAGCTTGCAGGCTTAGAAGTATTCGTGGTATTCGGCATTGACGGTCTAGCAGATACACACTCTATATACAGAATAGATACTGACTGGGATAGGATCATAACCAATGCAAAGATCTTTATTGAGAATGGAGGTTCTGCAAGATGGGATATGATCGTTTTTTCTCATAACGAACATCAAGTAGATGCCTGTAAAGAGTTGAGTCAACAACTAGGGTTTAAAGATTTTACGGTAAAGCACACTAGTCGTTTCAAAGATGGCGAGTTTCCAGTGCTAGACGACCGAGGAAAAAAGATATACACTCTTTATCCTACATCAAAGAGTGAATCAATGATACCTAAGATAAAATCTTCTATAAAGGAAGAGCTACCCACTATAAGCTGCAAGGCTAAATCAGATAGTATGCTTTATATCAGCGCCACTGGAAACGTCACACCTTGCTGTTGGTTGGATCTAGAATGGGTTCCTCCGACTAGTTTTTCTAGGATAGACTACTTAGATAAGATAGATGTATTTCCTAATCTCAATGATCAAAGTCTGCAGGAAATATTCGACAGTGATTATTTCAACAAAATAGAACGCACCTGGAATACATGTGGACTAAAAGAGTGTGGAAAGCAATGCGGCTCATTTGATAGACAAAAGGCACAGTACGTAAATGAATAGTTCTACATTCTGTCCTTTACCATGGATACATCTAGCAACAAGACCCAACGGTGATGTGCGAGTATGCTGTACCGCCAACGCCAGTGGTGCAGGTCCTGATGACGTGAAAGATGCAGGTTTGGTTAAGAGAGATGGTAGGGTGATGAATCTGAGAGATAATACTATAGAAGAAGTATGGAACTCAGATTATATGAAATCTATTAGACTTAAGATGCTGGATGGCGGCATTCCTAGTAGTTGTACAAAATGTTTCGAAGAAGAATCTAACGGTATTATTAGCAAACGTGTATGGGAAACTATAGTTTGGAAGGATCGTATAGATATACAGTCAGTAGTCGATAAAACATCAACGGATGGAAGTCTTCCTGTTGACATTCCTTACTTTGATCTTAGGCTAGGAAATCTTTGCCAACTAAAATGTGTTATGTGTAGTCCACATGATAGCAGCAGTTGGATTAAAGATTGGAAACAACAGTATCCTAAGTACAAGACTTTTGAACTGAAACAAGATCAGGACTGGGATCGAAGCTTTGATTATACATGGTATCAGAAAGGTAGCTTCCTTGATACGATGAAATCACAAGCTCACAATATCAAGGAGCTCTATTTTGCAGGTGGCGAACCTTTACTAATCCCAGAACACTATAAAATATTAGAGTTTATGGTCGATTCGGGTAATGCTAAAAACTGTATCCTTAGATACAACAGCAACGGATTAGAGCTGCCTAGTAAGCTATTTGATCTATGGAAGCATTTTAAACAGGTAAAGTTTAATTTTAGTATTGATGCTTTAGGCGAACAAAATGATTATATACGTTATCCTAGCAAGTGGGCTGATGTAGAAAAGAATATAAGACTTTTAGATCAAACCGACGATAACATTGTTGTTAACATAGCCTGTGCAGTACAACTATTAAATGTTCTATATCTTCCAGATCTGGCTATGTGGAAAAAAGAATCTAACTTCCGTAAAATAAACCTAGCACCATTTGGCGGAGGACTCATAGGACTACATATGGTATACCTTCCAAGCTATCTTAATATAAAAGTTCTACCAATGGAAATTAAAGAGTTAGCTAAACAACGGATAGAAACATTTTTAGATCATCACCAAAGTTTAGAGTTCTTGGTCGGACCTACTGGTCGCAAACGGTGGGAAGGAATAATTAGTTACATGATGTCTGAGGATTGGTCAGATAAACTAACCTCTACAGTAGAATATTTAGAAGTCTGCGACAGTACTCGCGGTACAGATTTTAGAAAGATATTTCCGGAGTTGAGAAGTCTATAATGACACAAGAAGAACTAGAAAGAGCAGCACTTTGGTATAGTTTAGTCAATCTAGGTGCCGTGGTTAAAACTAAATGGCGCTTAGATCCCCACGGAGTTGAGCAACAGATATCAAAGTTCAAAGATAACTGGTGTCCTTATAATGCAAAAAAAGACACAGTAAACAATCGTTGGGGTTTGCCAGTAACAAGTCAAACAGGTGAAGTTATGGATAACTTCCATCTTAATAGTTTTGGTTACATGCAAAGGTACCATGATTCTTCTCTAAAGGAATCTGACTTTACCACACCGACTGATGTTTATCATTCGGTCCCTGATATTAAAAATCTAGTTGATGTTTTTAGACCAGACATTGGAAGAGTGCATCTTTTACGTGTTGACAAGGGAGGTTTCTTTCCGCCGCACAGAGACTTCCACGGTGTTAGCCCAGAGTACTTTAGATTGATTGCTGTGTTTGGTAGATGCAGTCCAGAGAACTATGTACAGATGATAGACGGTCGACCTGTGTATCTAGAACCTGGTTGGTTATATTTTGTAAACTTCCAACTTGATCATAGCGTGTTTAGCTTTAGTGATAATCTGTATTCATTGATACTTACAGTCAAACTCAATGAACGGACTCACGAGTTAATAATGAATAACACAATGTCAGAATGAAACTGCTATATCAAAATCCCTCTAAAGAAGATTGGTTTCTTGTAGCATGGACACTGTCGAATAAATGCAACTATAGATGCGATTATTGTCCTAGTTTTCTGCATGACGGTAGCACTGGTCATCCTAAATGGGAAACGGTAAAACATTTTATAGAAAACTTCAAGGTAGACAAAAAAGATATCTGCTACCGTATCAGCGGAGGAGAACCTACCTATTGGAAGCACTTCATTGATATGGCCAGACTGATCAAACAGCAAGGTCACTATTTTAGCTTTCTAAGCAATGGTAGCCAGTCAGTAGAATATTACAAAGAAATAAGCAGATACAGCGATGGGATTATGTTGAGTTTTCATGAAAAATATTCTGACCCAGATCATTTCATAAACATCGCCAATGCTGTAGAGTGTCCTGTTGTAGTTAATCTAATGCTAGTCAAGGATAAGTTTGACGAACTAATAAAGATAGCAGAACACCTATATAACAATACTTCTAGCCTGGCTGTGTGGCCAAAAGTTGTATTGGACAAAACATCAGTAGATTATGTTACTAATGATGTCAGTGATTATGATCAGAATCAAAAAAACATAATCAAACAATGGCCTTATTTTAGAAAGATCAACGACGATAAAATCCATCGAGGAGAGCTAATGCTTGATGGTAACAAAATCACAGGTAATGATATAATAATCAAGGGATTGAACAATCACCAAGGCTGGCAATGTTGGGGAGGTCTTCATATGATCAGTATCGACATGTGGGGAGACATTTATAGATCCGAATGCCGGCAAGGCGGCAAACTAGGAACCTTAGAGCAATATCAAATGCCTACAGAAGTGTTAACGTGCGGAGCTACTAGATGTAGCTGTCTTAGCGACATTTATCTTAGAAAAGAATCCAAAGACATAATATAACTTTCTTTGTCTTTGAAACTGTAGGCCATAGTCTTGACGATTCCCTCGTGTTTTATAGGCCTACCTAAAAGATAATCACTGCAATATTCTTTAGCTATTATTTCACCATCAGTATCTATCAACAATATAGGGCAGCTTGGAGTTCCGGTGGGAAGAAACATGGCCTTACCTTGATAGTTGATTCCTGATCTAAATCGATATTTTCCACCAAAGTTGATTCCTATATCAAAAGTTTTATATTTCTTAGTTTCTACATCAAATATTAAACCTAGATTACTGTCATGTTGATGTTCGTCGCCGTATGGCAATGCGATTATAGAACTATCAACCAATACACCTGTATTAAACTTTTTTGCAAAGTCTGGTATATCTAGTTCGTGTAGCTTATAGGTTTCTGTAAATGTATCAAACTCGATGATCTCTGTAATGCCAGGTTCTTCTCCGTAGGGCAGACAAAAAAGGCTGTTACCGTAAACTATGATATCTGTGTATTTCCTAGTGACATTAGGGTTCTTGATCTTAATATCATATCTAGTTATTTCATACCCATCAAATCTGACTAGATCACAATACCCAGGAGTATCACCTCTGGGCGCACTCCAATAGCTACCATTGCAATATACGGTGCCCATATGAAGCTTAGTATGATTCTTTTTATCAAAGTCTATGGTATGCACTTTATCATTCTCTATGTAGATTCCATAGCCAGTGTCTTCGTACCCTAAAGGAAAACTGAACGCGGTATTACCGTTAGTGGCCATTCCATAGAACTGCCCCTTGCCTGGTCTATCTATATTGTGATAAATCGCTTCTCCGTTTTTTATTTGGACGATGACGTTGAAGTCGTCCCATATCCCATAGGGAATGAACCACACGCTATCTCCGATGCTGGCCACAGCATTAAACTTACTAGTAGCCGAAGGCAATGTAAGATTTATGAATGATATATCATCATTATACATAAACATCGCTTTACTATAATCTTTGCATTTCTCAGTGGCAAACGGAGGGCTGACCAACACACCGTTATGATTATGTAGTAGAAGATGCTTGATAGGTTCTTCGTGATAAAAATCTTGAAAGGCCTTATATGACATTTAGATCTATTTCCTTGATTACTTTTTCTTGTATCGTGTCAAATACTAAAACTGTTTGAAACTCTTTGCTCTGCCCATAAGGGAAGGTGAATATTTTATCATCTAATATTACACTGGCATTAAATTTTTCTATAGTAGTCGTATCGGTGAAATGATCACTGATATCTACAGTATAATGGCTGTCATCTTTAGTATCAATAACTAATACTTCTGCAAGGTCTCCGTTTCTTTTCCAACTATCTCTGGGTTCACAGACACATCCGCCTCTGGGGATGTAGTAGATCTTACCCTGGCTATTTTCCCAACCGGTAAAATATTTTTTGCTTTCTTTTCCTAGTCCTAATGATATAGTTTTCCAAGTGTCGTCGTTGGAGTTTATAACTAACAGATCACTCCAGTCGTCCTCATGACCTGCAGGCGGGCAATAGATTTTTCCATTACGTGCTGTAGTATGGCTGTAATATTTTCTTGAAGTTTCTTTTAGCCCAGTTCTTTCATAATGCCAGTTAGTGTCGAATCTTAACATAATATCGAACTCTGGATTTTCACTATACGGTGGAGCATAGAGTTTATTATTAGCTTTGGCTAATGTAGTAAACTTTTTATTTGTGTAAGACTGTTGATCATAATCCTGCCACAGGAAAGATAGATCATATAACTCATATTCCAATGTGTCACAGTCTAAACGCACAGCATACGGAAAATAGTTTTCCAACCATCTTTCACCCCGAGGCACAGCATATATCTTTCCGTTGAGATATTGACTAGTGTGCCATTTCTTTTGATCGTTGGGATTACAGATTATGTTTTTGAATCGAAGATCACCGGTATCAACATCAAAGGAAACAGCAAAGTTGAAGTTGTTGTTTTCTCCATATGGCAACGCCAATACCTTTCCTTCGTGTAGATGAGAACATATATATTTTCCTTTAGAATCAAAGGGAAGTTCTACATAGGATACAGTATCGTGATCCGTGTCTACGATTAATATATTCCTTTCATTGTAAGGAAGAAAGACTATTTTGTTTTTATAGGCGACACCGAACTGCCATTTTTCAAAACTTCCATCTACTTTCAAAGGTATTTTTGTTACCTCGTAAGTGATAGGATTTACTTTGATCATATAGTCAATAACTTCGTTCAACCCGTAAGGAGGAACGTAGATCATTCCGTTATTACCTACGGTTGGAAAACTAAAAGCCTGCGGGGTCATAACCTATTACCTTGTAAAATCTATCACCAAATGCAGAGTGTAGATCTCTATGCATCTTATCTAAACTTAGTTCTTCTGCATACATTCCTACATTGTCCCAATCACAAAAATGTAGTTGATCACCTTCTATGTAGATATTACTTAACACCCAATCGCCATGAGAGTAAGGTGCTGTTTCTTTTATATTTTTCAAACATCCTTCGTAGACAAACAACATAAACTCGTCTGTATGTTCTCTGAGGTTAGCAGGAAAACCTTTTAGTTGTTTGAACACAGCCCAAGCACCTTTTAAATCAGTTCCGTGGTCTAATACATAACCGGGCATGATCTTGTTTAAGATTTCTACGTGTCTGTATATCCAATAGAGATCTTTATCGTACCAATACTTTTTATAGTTTCCATCGTCGAGTTTATATACTGCTCGATGTTTGTCTTTATTTTCTTTAATTAATTCCATATGCATCTGCTACCTCGGGTAGATAGTCTCTGATATTCACATGCCGCCATAAATCTAACTTGTTGATGTTGTCAACAAAATCTTTCTGTTTAATAGTATCGGAAGGTGCGTCCATCCAGTTATGGAAATATTTTATTTTAGATTTAAGAGAATCTGGAGCATTCTTTATATCTAACCATTCGGGTGCAGATAACATGATAGGCTGATAAAGTTTGATTTTGTTTTTATCACACCATTCTATTAACTCATCATGATAGAGTGCGTTAAGCACACTGATGCAGGGAGCAACATCGACTTTACAGAACTCTGCATAACGTAGAGCATTAGTTTCCACCTCCGACCACTTAGCTCCGTACCTAATATATTCTATACGTTTTCCTACAGCATCTATGCTCATAGTCATGATGACTTTTTTAAACTTCTTAAGAACATTCACTACCTTAGGATTATAGATTGTGGTGTTAGTCGTAAATCTTACAATAACATCTGGATCCAATCTTTCTAGAAACTCAGGAAGATATTTGATCATCATAGGCTCCCCGCCAGCGAATGATACTTCTTTCAAAGGTAGATTTTCAAAATATTTTAGATATTTTTCATCGTACCAGTTTGACACTGAGTTTGGAAATATTGGATGTAACGGAATGATAGAGTTCTTTTTCATCTCTATCGCTTCTTCATTTAAGCTGCTACTCGAACCACTCCAACAACTTATACATTTTAGATTACAACTGTTTGACCATCGAAGATCTATGTGGGTAATCCCTGGACCATAAAACTGTCTATCCAACCTCCTGCTTCTAATACCAGCAGCTTCTTCAGTCTTGCAGCGTACACAGGCATCAGGCCACTCGTTTCTTGCAAACTGTTCTCTGGCTGTTTTTACTCTTTCACTGTTGAGCCATTCCTCTGGAGTATGAGTCCATATAGTTTCTTTACCAGATGGCTCCATGCTGGTGCAACAGAATCTATATTCACCTGTCGTGGCCACATACACTTGATTTTCTAACAGTTTACATTCCATGGAGTTTCTTTATTAAAATAGTAGCATATTATTCAGATAAATATTTAGCTGATGGAGATTTGGATACTGTGTCTATAGATTTTACTCAAACCAAAAAATGTATATTACCCTGGATACATTTTAATGTAGAGACTGATGGTAATGTCTATCCTTGCTGTGAAGCGGATCAAAGGTTAGAACCACTAGGTAATATCAATGAAATGAAGTTTGACGATATATGGAACGGCGATCGTTATCTCAAACTTAGGAATCAGATGATCAACGAGGAAGAACCTGAATATTGTAAAGGGTGCTATCATAGAGAAAAAAATCTTCCTCCTGTTGTTAGAAGCAAACGAATCAGAGAAAATACAACATGGTCGCAGTATTGGGCTAGAACGACTAGCGCCAGGGTCAACTCTACTATTCCTTATGTTGATCTAAGATTTAATAATCTATGTAATCTAAAATGTAGATTCTGTTATCCTACTGCTAGTAGCTCTATCGCTTCAGAACAAAAGCAGATAGGACTCATACCAGAAGATAGTTCTTTGCTGCGTCAGACAGACTCTGCCAATGTTTTTGAAATGCTAGAAAAAAACATCAACGATCTAGAAGAAATCTATTTCGTGGGCGGAGAACCGCTAATCATGGAGCAGCATTATAAGTTACTCAAAATGTTGATCGATTCAGGGAACACTAATGTTAGACTAAGATACAACACTAATGTTAGTAGATTCCATTATAAGTCAGAAAATGTTTTAGATTACTGGAAACATTTTGATAACATATCGGTTAATGCTAGTGTTGATCATTATGGAAAAAAACTAGAATATATCAGGCACGGTGTAGTATGGAATGAAATATTATCTAATCTACAGATCATTTCTAGAATGCCCAATATAACTTTAAAGATACATTGTCTTTTATGTGTGTTTAACGCACTAGATATATTTGAAATATTCCAGACTTTTGTTTCTCTAGGAATAGTCAAAGAAAAAAACTTTGATATCGGTTTACTTTTTGAACCAGAATACTATTCTGTACAATCACTAAATCCTAGTTTAAAACCGTTAGTTGAAGAGAGTGTTAATAAAATTATTTCAGATTTTCCTAATGTAGATGAATATTTTAAGATGAACCTGTCTCGTATCGTAAAACATATGCATGAAGAAGATAAATGGGTACAGAATCTTAATCGTTTCAAAGAGAATACTAATACTCTAGATAAGATCAGGAATGAAAACTTTTTAATAACTTTTCCAGAGTTAAGAGCACATATCTATGGATAACGATCACAAGAAAATATTAGAAAAGTTTTTCCAGGATAATCTAGATACCTTTTATGCTAGATATCCTGATCTGTTCGATCCTAAGTGGCTGGTAACTGAATCTGGGTGGCCGTACTTCAGGGTTAGTTCTCTAGATAACCAGCCCTACAAAAAAATGTACGATGAAGCATTTGCGCTCATGGACCACTTCCATGATCACCGAGAGGATTATGGACACGGATGGAAGAGTCTTACTATACACGGACTCAACGAAGATACACAAAGTTTAAATCAGTATGGCACTGATCGTAACGCTGTGCTAGATCAGTTAGATTGGACATGGGTAGCAGATCGCTGTCCTGAGACTAAAAAGTTTTTAACAGATGTTTGGCCAGCTGAGTTTTTAAATCGAGTTAGATTTATGCTACTAGAACCGGGCGGTTATATATTGCCGCATCAGGACCGACCTGATGATCAACGTAGACTTAGTGTATGTAATATCAGTCTCAATAATCCCGAAGGATGTGAGTTTGTTTTTAAAGGACATGGAAGAGTTCCCTTTGACGATCGGGGAAGTGCTTTCCTTATGGATATTTCAAATGTTCACGCTGTATGGAACCGAAGTGACAAACCTAGATTGCATATGATCATACATTATGAGATGGGACGTAGGATCAGAGATTTTTTCTATGTGCTAAGAAGCAGTTACTATACCAATAGAGGATGATATGAGAGATTGGAATAGCATAACCTCTGATCGATACATAGATGATAAGTTGTCTACTGTTCCTGTTGGTCTGGGGATATTGGATATATCTAGGGACATACCTAGCGAAAAAGTCAGGAAACGTAGTTTTGATATGACCTTCTGGATGACCAATCAGAGTCTTAAGATCAATATGGGGACCTATAGAGGGTTTCATGAACGTATTGAAGACATTCTAGAAGAAAGTTTATTACAAGGTGACGAGATCTGCATCATACAATGTCAAGGAATGATGAGCTTCAGACTAGCTGAAATAGTTTCATCTATGGTCGACTATTTTAAAAACAATCCTGATAGATTTGTAGTTGGGCATATAATGGCAAGGAAAGGAAGGTATCCAGGTCTGCATAGACAGATGCTAGCCGTAAATCTAAAAACTTGGGTAAGACTAGGAAAGCCACCTTATCTAGAACAAGGAGTTTTTTGGGATAGAAAACAAAACTATATTAACTTTGAAGTCAGCGAAAATAAAATGGCCGCAGACTATACACCGGAATGGATTGGTCCAGCGATGGGCACCGGTCTATGGGCCGAAACCGAAGATGGTGCTAACTGGGTTGATGCTGCTCTAAGAAACAACATAGAGATAGAAAATTTTAGTATGTCGATGAGAGAATGCAAGGCATTCTTATATCCTTATGAGGACACTGAACAACTAGAGCGTTGTTGGAATAATCTCCAGAATGAAACAGAGCTAGACAAGCTAAAAAACTATACTGCTCGAGCATGGTTACGTAAACTAGGATATCAAGAGTTTATAGAAAAAGATCGTGTATATGCGTTCAACACTGAAAGACTAAGTGCCGAAGGTGTAAGAAGTCCTGGACCTATAGATGCATTATTTTGCGCAGCGGCAGGATTTAAACCTTTAGCTCTGCTGAGAAATAATACCTTCCATGAGGGCACGGTCGTACATTATTATGATTGGTGTGATTCCAGTCTAAGATTTAAAAAACATCTTTTAGAAACATGGGATGGCATAGACTTCCATCAATGGCTCTTAAACCATGATCTCGAATACAACTTTTCTAGTACCTATAGAGGAAACTATGATCAGTTCTGGAAGATGGAAGTAGAAAAAGAGTTTGGCTCATATAAGCAGTTTAAAGAGCTCTGGGATCGGTATAGAAAACTAGAGCATCATTACCATGTTATTGATATTGTTAACGAGCCAGAAAAACTTTTTGACATCGTAGGTAATCATACAGGAAACAGAGTGTTATGGACTACCAACATTTGGGCCAGTCTTGCCCTGCACTGGAATGTCGAACCAGAAATATTAGAACAAAAATATCTTAGATTTGAATCAATGATACCTAACGATATGATCTTATACGGTCAAGATTATATGGCTAGAGATATGTCACACCGTATCAGAGACAATGTTCCTTACACTCATCCACGCTATAAAACCACCAATAAATACATCACCGCAGGGGTGTAAGATGAGCGACAGAATAATAAAAAACTATGACCCAACCAACCATGGGATAACTCATGATTTTCTCTATAACTCCAATGATTGGGATTTGATAGAGTTAAACTATAATATCGATGCAGCTAGATTGCAGCAATGGTGGAATGAAATACTAAATGATCATTCGTATATGCTGTTTAACTTTAATGAAAACTATCAATCTCTTGAGCTTGAAAAAAGCAAAGAGATGGTTGAGAAAGGATACTGCGGCTATTACTGCGGTCCTATAGATGGTGTAACCCTAGCTTGGCCCAAGGAACGATATGAGCCGTTGCCACCGCCGGTGCAGGCAAATCTTGACCTATACCCAGAAGTTAATCGAGATACATTTTTTGATGATGCAAAACTAATGCCTAGATTTAGATTTGGATATTTTAACGAGCTGATTAACATATTCGGTGAAGACAGTTTCAGACAGGCTATCGTGACTAGACATCATCCAGGTATGTATATCAGACAGCATAGAGATAGCAAAGTATTAAAGTTGCACATACCTATCGAGTCTGATGAAAACTCTTTTTTCCATTTTGGAGAAAATAAAGAAAGAGGCAAGTATCATCTCAAGCCCGGAAAAGTCTATATATTAAACACAGGTGATTGGCACGGTACTACAAACGAATCCGAAAAGTTTAGATCACATATTATCACAAGAATAGCAGACTGGCATATATTAAAAGTCATAGGAATGGTCAATGACTAAGATTATGAAAAGGTATATAGAGCAGTTTGATCCTATTGACCTAGGATTCACTGTGTTACCTTGGGTTAAAGTTGATGTGGATGCTATTAGAGAATGGTATACTGATCTAGAAAAAAACTTCTCTGATTGGAAGTTTGTTGTGGGCGAAAATCATCATGTATGGGAAATCCCTATCAGCGATCCAACTGGTGAAACTGGTCATGTATTGCCCGATGATACTTTTTACTACACGCTATGTTGGAACAGCGACGAGCCCGGCCCTAAGCCATTTGAACAAGGCTGTGCAAAACCAGAGTATAGAGACGATGACAATGATCAACTTAATCCTAGAAAATGTTTCTATGGTTACGGACTAGAAGTAGTTAAGTCTTTACCACTGAGAAGTAAGAAGTGGCTGATATCGGCTCATACACCTGGAACTAAACTTATTACACATCAAGACGCTACTGATAAGATACGAGTACACATTCCGATCTACACCAATGAACAGAGTTTATGGACCATCGGGGAAAAAGATTATCACTTAGAACCTGGGTGGGCATATTTGATTAATACTACATTACCACATAGTCTCGAAAATAAAGGTAGCACACCAAGGATACATCTTTACGGTAAAGTATGGACTGATGATGTAAGGGCGTTGCTATGAAAGTCGTTATAACAGGATCAAGGATTTCGTCAACGCCCGGACATGTTATTAATGGGTGGATGTATGACTACTTTAAAAAACATGAAGTCGTTCAGCTTAGTAGATCTACAGGATACGATTTTAATACCGACTACGACAAAGCATTAGAAATAGCTCGTAGTGCTGATGTATTTGTAAACAGCGCAGCAGTCAATGATTGCCAGATAAGATTTTTAAATGATCTATATGGAGTCGTTCCTAAGATTATTTCTATAGGTAGTATTGCAGGCGATTTTAAAGACGCCTTAGATGATTTTTATCCTAAGATGAAATATCAACTAAAACAGGATAATAAGTTGCTACCCTTAAAGAATCTAGGGGTTCACTCGGATCTATTACATCTAACCTTAACAGAGGTAGAAAATAAAGAAGAAAATCTAAAAGGATTGACCTACGATCATTTTTCAAAGATATTAGATTTTTGGTTCGAAATACCAATGTTCACTAACATAGATCTGAAATATTTTATCAATGAAGAATATCACAGTACTGATAAAAAAGAAAAAATACAACGTGTGTTAGAATATTATGCAAATAGTAAGATTGGCTCGAGATAAGTTTAAGGCATTGATGATATCTAAAGATATCAATGACAGCAATGTCGCCGATTCTAACGACTTTTATATATGTATCAACAGCACAGGCTGGATACACGGAGTACCGTACTTCAAAGAATCTCATAAGAATGTTATTAATCTATATTTTGACGATGTAGAAATATCAGGACCGAAAGAAATACAATGGTTCGGTGGTTCGACTAAAACCATAGATGCTGTTGCAATGGACAAGAGTCAGGCTACAGAGTTATACGACTTTATTAAAGAGATTCCCGAATCATCGATAGTATATGTTTACTGTGCCAAAGGTAAATCAAGATCAGGAGCGGTAGAAGATTTCCTTGAAGGCCTTACGACACCTAGAGAAGGTTCTAATGCACATGTTTTTAATAGTCTTAAAAAGGTAAAAGATGCTAGACTTTGATATAAAAGAACTGCCTAACATCAAGTTTTCTTATAAAGCTCTTCTTGACTACTATAATGAAGTAGTCTCAGATTATCCACATTTGATGTGGCGACCCAATGACGTCGACAGACTAAATCACAAAGTAGATAATATCTATAGTTGGGCTATACAGACAAATCTAAAAGATTCATCAATGCCCTGTCCTCCTTATGATATCAAACATGATGACGAAGTTATCGGCACGTTTGATAGTCCTACTGATCTTGTTTTTGGATTTGCAAAGATAGTCATTGATGCATTTCCGAAAATAAGACAGACGGTTATAAGCGCACACCCTCCGGGCACAATAATACAAGAACACATAGATAATGACCAGTTTTTAAAAATACATATACCTATTAAATCTAACAAGAATAGTTTCTTTGTATTCGGAGATCAGAAATATAATCTAGAAGAAGGAAAAGCCTACCTAGTGAATACCACAAGGCCCCATGGAACTTCCAATGATGGCGAAACTGATCGTATACATTTTATTTTTAAGTTTCCGATAGAGCTATCGGATGAAATCATTAATAGTGAATGGATATTAGATCCTTCTCAGATAGACTTTGATCTACTAGTATTAGATAATATAAAATTTAATCTAACAGACTTATCTGCCTATTATCAAGATATAAAGAATAACTTTGATTATCTAAAATGGACTATGCCGGACGTTCAAGAAAAAATGTTGACAGGTGTATATGGCTATGGAATTTTAACAAATAAAGATAATGTTGATGAAGCAGTTGATCCCCCGGGTACACGCAGAGATAAGAAAAGATATGAACCTCTGATTAAACCGACTAAGATGCTAAAAGGATTTGCAAAAACTATATACGAAAAGATTAGCTATGCTGAAGAAATAGTTATTACAGGACATCCTCCTTTTACGGGTATCCCACCGCATGTAGATAAGGATGAACATATTAGAGTACATCTTCCGATTGAGGCCAACGATAAATCCTATTTTATTATTAACAATAATAGATATGTGCTGGAATCAAAAAAAGCATATCTTGTTAATACTAAACGACTACATACAACTATAAATGAAGGTAATAATGATAGGATACATTTGCATTTTAAAATACCTATCGGAAAAATAAATCAGTTTTTAAAAACAGAGATAACTTTATGAAAATATCTATAATAGGTGGCGGATCTGCAGGATGGATGGTTGCGAGTTATATATCGGCCAAGACCTCTCATGAAGTTGTTTTAGTCGAAAGCCCTAATTTTCCTATTGTAGGCGTAGGAGAAAGTACTATTCCGAGCATAGTTGATTTCATGAATGATGTTGGTCTGACTGAACAAGATCTGATAGATGAGTGTGGAGCTATAAGAAAATATGGAATACAACATAACGGGTGGAAAAACTATAATGACAGTTGGTGGCACATGTTTTGCTTTGATGAATCTGAGCACGATGAGCAGTTTAGCTGGATGGAAAATCTAACATTACCAAAGAAAAAGTGGCGTCTTGCTTATCATTTAGATGCTACTAGGTTAGGAATATTGCTTAAAGAAAAAGTAGCTATTCCTAATGGTGTAAAACATATCTTAGATGATATCATTCATGTTGAAGTAAATGAGAATGGTATCAAAGAAGTCAAAGGAAAAAAACAAACATATACTTCAGATCTTTTTATCGATTGCACAGGTTTTAAAAGTTTACTAAACAAAGAGCTAGGTGGTAAAAGAAGTCAACACCCTGGGCTAATCAACAACTATGCTGTCGCAGGACCTGGCGTTTTTAAAGAATCTTTAGTAAACTATAGTCAGACATATGCTATGGATTATGGTTGGAGATGGAGGGTTTGCCTACAGCATAGGACAGGAAACGGTTATGCTTTTAATAAAGATATCATTAGCGTTGATCGTGCAGTAGATGAACTTATAAAGAAAACACCCGGTATAGATGTAGGTAAGATATTTGAAGTTCCTATCAATAATAGTGTTGATTACGAACCATGGAAAAAGAACTGTGTCTCTATGGGATTAAGTTGCGGATTTTTAGAACCGCTCGAAGCCACCGGTTTATTTTTAATACATGCTCCGTTAAAGTTGCTTGTAAGGTTGTTATCAGATGATCAGAGACAGACTAAGTTTAATAGAGTATGGAGAAGAATGTATCATCACATAGCTGATTTTCTTAGTCTACATTATAGAACTAGCCAGCTTGATCATACCGAATATTGGAGAAGTATTCCAAAAATAGATAAGATTATTTTGCCTCAGCCTAATCAAGTTTTATTCGAAAGATACAACTATAGGCAGTTGGCAATATCTAGGAACATAGACTATCTATGATTCTCTCCATTGTTTATAGGTGTCTACATTTAATCTCCATAAAGTCTGTGTAGTATACATATAATAGAAGTTATCCTGTATCTTGGTGCATAGACCAATTTTCTGCATCTTGGGGGCCATTACCGTATCCATGCTATGGCTCTTAGCATTTGTAGAAGATTTTTCAGCATTAGTTGTAAAATAAAACTCTGCCGTTGGATTTTTTTCTAAGATGAAATCTACCTGCATGTTTAGTGATATCATTAGTTGTAAGCTACCTTTTATTCCTCCCCTGCCAGTATGATATCCTGGAAGGCCAACACCGCGATAGAATACTCTATATGCATTATTGTTAATATCAGGTATATGATGTACTCCGCAGAGATTGATAATAATATTTTTATCTAAATCTAATCCTATAAAATATTGCCCGTGAGGCATCTTCATTTCTGATAGTTTGATAGCCTCGAACGATTGATTATTATAATAACCTAGTTCTTTACATCTATTACAGAAATCAGAAAGAAGATTAAGTTCATCTTCTAAAGGTTTGAAAATAATTTTAGAATGCATTTTTCCAAGTTTTGTTACTGGCTGATTTATTTCTTGCTACAAACTCTAATGTTTCGATATTAAAATAATCTCCTGTAGGATTATTGTTAATGTAACATTCTACTAAAGGTTCGACGCTGTCTATCACTGTTTCAAATGTAACCTTGTAATCCTCTGGAACTGTTGAAAGATCAAAAGATGTAGAGTTGTACCCGATCATCACCGGAGGTGGTGCTTCAGTCATTCCATACCAGTTAGCTACGATCTGCACTCCTCTTTCTCGGAATGTATCGATAAACTCTTGTGTGATTTTACCGCTACCGGCGACCATATATCTTACACAGTTCATATCTAAATCTTTAAATCCCTTGGTGGATTTTAAAAGTTCTAGATGTCTAGGAATAAGTGATATGTATGTAGGTTGCACTTCTTTAAAGAGTTCTATGTAACTATAGGGATTAAAGTTTGCGGATACCAAATGGGCACCACTGATAATAGAAGGATATGCTGTGACAGTATAGTGAGCTATAGTGTTTGCTGGAAACACATCTAGTACACGATCATTGGGAGTCAGTCCTATTTCTTGAGCAGACCTCAATGCACACTGTTTGATATATTCCCAACTATGAAAAACTTTTTTAGGCTCAGACGTACTACCAGACGTGAACAAAGTAATGCCACTCATTATACAACCTCTAATATTTTTTCTGTAGTTATCCTATGGACACCTATGCCTGGATGTGCGGATATACCGTCGTGGCGGTGTATGATATCTCTAGCATAACGCTGATCAATATTTGTTCGATCGATCAAGTCCATATCTATAACTACGGTATTTTCTTTAGCAAACTCGTCATTATGATTATAAGATATTTCTATTAATTTACAACCTATGTTTTTACAATACTGTCGAAGGATATTCGAATATACTAATGCTTCAGATCTAAAGTAATCGGTCTCTTTAAGAATATCATATGCATCTATGTATTTTTGATAGTTTCTAGGATAATGACTTCCTCCTGTAAAGGTAAGGGCATGTTCCTTGTCTAAGAAAGTATAACCGGTAAGTATTGGATATTCAAAGACGCATATCTTAGGTATCTGATATTTCTGTATATAGTTGAAAAATGTATAGACCTGTAACTTGATACTGAAGGTAGGACCAGAATAGTTAATATAGTCTAAAGATAACTTATTGGCTAAAATGTCCGAATATCGATCTTCTTCGGCTAGACCTATGCCCATAGAAAAACTAGTACCCGAAACATATAATATATCTTTCTTTAGCTCATCAAGATCTTTAGACATCCTGAGACCCAATTTATTAAATCTGTATTCTATATTTTTATTTCTATAAATCCAATCTAATGGCTGGTACTTTAGATTACGTTCAAAGAGGTTTAAGTTGTCCGGACCATAAAACTTTTCTCGAACGGATGGTACCATACTATCGTGTAGATATGGCCAGCTTCCGTGTTTATATAGTTGTTCAGTGTTTAGCTTGGTCATTTTATCTTTATTAAAGATTCTAAATCTTCTCTATTAGGAGTTCCATAAAGTATAACCCAATCCGGGCCGCCGTGATTTATCACAGAGTGAAAAACTGCTGTGTTGGCTAGATATACCTTACCTGGTTCCATCACATACTGTCGCTCAGCACTATGTCCGAAATACCATACGCAGTTTTCGTGGATATTAAGATTCATATGCATACGAGGTATAACATCCGGATATGGCATATCTACATGTAGATGTAGTCCAGCACCTTCTGGAATAACCTGTATTCTCATATTAAGAAGGTATCTATCTAGCCTTTTATATAACTCTTCGAAAGCACCAAACCTGTAACGAGACAATATTGAGTTTGTCTGGTCGCTGTGATTAGAATCTAATACTTCTGGATATATCTGCCTATTAGCTAAAAAGCTAAATGGTAAGGGATCATACCTTTCTATAGACCAGTTTAGAAACCACCAATGCGATGGTCTATTTTTGTAGAAAGCAGAGTTGGCCGCTTTCCATCTACGTAGCATAGATTGTTCTAGATATTTTTCATCTTCTTCATCTACATTGAACTTTGAGCTCTGCATAGTTTCTTTAATGGTTTCGTACCATTGCATGAGACTGATGTGATCTACCGTGAATCCAAGTTCTATTAGATCCCATTCTGTGTTACAAAGTTTATCGTAGTCTAGATTTTTTAAATCAGTGATATATCGTTCCATTAATGACCTCTATGGGTATTTAATGGTCAAAAAAATAGCCCACTGGTAAAGTGGGCTATTTGTTTTATTTTGATCAGTTATCTAACTGTTTCCATTGTGTACCGTTGTACCCATAGAAATGATTATTACTGCTGTCAAATATAATCATTCCTGCCGCAGGGCTAGGATAATAACTGCTGCCATTGTAACTGCCTACTTTTACAGCAGGTGCTGCAAAAGTTCCTGCCGCGTCAAAACTATAGGTTTTAGCATTTGCTAGATTTGGACCATTCAGTAGTGTAACATCAATCCTAGCTGAAGGGTCTAGTAGTCCTGTACCTTGTTGTGTCAATACGGCGTTGATGGATGCTACTGATGCTTCTTGATTACCACCGGTAGTAGTAAGGAATGCGTTGAAACGAAGACCACCAATACTGTCGTTGACATTGATCACCGAAGGACTGCTTAGGCTGTTTCCTGCCGCATAGAACTTGACCTGTGGTCCGTTAATACCACTAGTGATCTGTTGGATTTCTATACCGGGGTCGGTGTTATCGTTTTGGATAACAAGCCCGGGACCTAGATCACCTAGGCCGTCGATGGTAACAACACCTGATACACTCTTAAGAGTTGAGTTAGTGATACTTAAAATAGTATTGCTGATATATGGTGTTGTAGCACTATGTAAAATAGTACCATCTGCTTTTTTCAATGTACCACGCACATCACCTACGACATTACCTGTAACATCTGCAAACACAGGACCAGTGATTCTACCCATGACAGCATCTACTAGTAGTGTAGAATCGTCAGCAAATACAGAACCTTGTATATCACGCTTGATAGAAGTTGCGCCTGCATTGCTGATAATAGGCACTCCCCCTACAGTCGTTCCTGCTGGAAGGTTTAGGCTCGATCCGCTAACGCTAATAGCATAACCGCCGATATCAAGTCCTGTGCCCAGATATAGTTCACGGAATCTTTTAGAAATAGTTCCTAGATCGTTTACGTTGGTTGTTCTTGGTACTGCGTGGTCGTCGATAGTATTGTTTAGATTAACGGTACCTAGGTATCCGTTAATGATGTTTGTTGAATCGTCAGCATACAACGATCCTTGGAAATCGGCTTTTACATTACCGCTGATAACGATGTTACCTGTGCCTGTAATGTTATGACCGTTTAATGCTATATTTTGTGATAGCCCGTTTAATGTAGCTACGATTTTGTCTTGTGCATCGTATTTGGTAAAAGTTATACCTGTATTGTTAGCGTTGCCCGCTTCTAGTGCTGTCCCTATAGCGTCTCTGGCGTCTTCATCGGTATATCCTGTGATACCTATACCGCCCATGGTCGTGCCATCGCCTATGTATAAACGATGTCCGTCGGTGGTGTATACTAGCTCGCCAGCAGCTAATGGCTGTGTCAAGGCTAATCTTTCAGCATCAGTGCCTCTGCGAATCTGTAATGGCATAGTGTAAAACTCCTGGTTTCAAGATACTCATTATATTTATGCCAGCCAAAAAAATAGGACTCCGAAGAGTCCTATTAAGTACGTAGATAATGTCACATCGTAGGACCGTTTCCGTTCCTGAACCCTACTTCACCGCCCTCTGCTTTGATACGTGCTATAACGTCTTCAAACAAGATAGGAGCAAAGTCCGGTGTTTGTTCTACGCAAACACAGTGATAACGAGTATCGATTTCATCGCTGTACAAAACTTCTCCTGTACGAGCATCAACACCACGAGCCTTTTTTACACGACCTGCGTGTAAGTGACCGTGTATGTTTACACCAAATCGACCTAACGATGCTTCGTGTACTGGAATATGGCTTAATATCATTCCGTTCATAACGTGGTAAGCACGTAACTCTCGGAAGTATTGTCCGTATTCTGTATCACGAAAAATATCGTGATTACCACGGATTAACACCTTGTCACCGTTCAATCTGCGTAACGTTGACAAGGCCTTGCGGTTGATAACAACATCTCCCAAATGGTAGACCTTATCCGTGGGCTTAACTCTTTCGTTCCAAGCCTTAACCATAGCTTCGTCCATTTCTGCAGGATCGGTCCACGGTCTCAACTTAGAGCCATCTTCTCGAGTGAAACGGCACACGCCAGCGTGGCCAAAGTGCGTATCACTGACTAAAAACACGCTAGGCATAGTGCCCTCCTTACATCTTTAACAGAGCCATAGTAGCAGTTGATTCGTTTTTCATTCCTACATAGTAGGGTCTGCTATCATAGCCCCAGGCGTTCTTCTTTGGCTTGCCCCAGAATGTCATATCCCAGCGCCAACCTTCTAACTCTTTTACAGCCTTTTCTATCTTGTTAGATTCTTCAGTAAATCTGTTGATCAAGAAGGCATAGCGATAGCCTTTGTGATACAGATTGTGTCTGCGGTCTAGTTTTATGACCTTCATTATGCCCTCCTTTCATTGTTTAATATCCTATTATACTATGGTGTGCTCAAAATGTCAACCACACGTTGTTTTTGGTACCACTGGAATCTCTCACCGCGATTAACCCAATCTTGATAGAGCTCCGGACTACCGTAACTACCTCTAGGTGCGTTATGTACAATATAGTACACAATATGTCCAAGAGACTCTTTGTTCCACGGGTCAGCGCGAACAATAGCATTATAGACATCCCCACAGAGTAGAGCGGCTAAAAAACTACCAGGTTCATACCCGTGAGTCCAATATCGATCTAGTGCTTCAATGGTGTGACTAGGAACACTATTATCTTTTTCCATATTGTCAACTTCCTGTATTCTTAATCAAATACATTGTAACTTCGGGACCTTCTAACAAAACTAGATCGCTAGGATATTTGTTGCTAGGTCCCCAACCTTTTTGTCCTACTCTGGCCACTCCGATCATCTTGGGATTCAGTTTTTTAACGGTTCCAATGATCAGTGTATTGCTACCAGGGTAAGCAACACAGTCGCCTACCTTGAGTAAACGACCAAGTTTGTCACGATGTTCCGGAAGTTCTTTAGCCATATTAAACCTTAAACAGAGCCCAAAATGCAGTCTTTTCCAAATCTTCTTGAAACTCAGGATAGACTGTATCTAACTGGTTGCGATCGATCTTCTTGTAACCTTTGTCTTCTTTCTTTTCTGCAAGACGTAGCATTTGCCAATCAGACTCATCTTTGTGCATTTTAGTCTGTAGCTTTTTACCACGACGACCCCAGAAGCTTACATAGTCCCCATCCCAACGATCGCCTGTGAGCTTGATGATACCCCAGACTTTATCGTGATTTTCAAAATCGTCTTTGCACCAACCAATGAACTTATACTCGATAGCCATTTGCTGCTCCGATCATAGAAATTAAAAAATACAAACTAGATAGGCCTAGTCCTATGCTCCAGATTAACATCTTGCGATTGAACTTGCCTTCGACACGATCGATCTTATATGCGCTGTAAAACATTCCGCTTTGGAACATCATTGCAGTACCGATTATCAAATAGACCAATATCATTTTATCTCCAGAGTAGATCTAGGTTGCCTTTGAGGACCTGAGAACATTTAGCTCTCTTGCCCGTCAAGTGATCTTGGACATTGTCATCTTGGAAACGATATGTGCGGATTTTGTCACCTCGCATACCAGAACCAACCTGCTGGCGTCTATCACTTGCTATGCTATTATTATACGATCTTTTCAGCTCGGAGTCAATGCGTTGTTGTAGACTAGCCACAGCTTCTGCTAGGCTATTTTGGCGACTACGACATTCTGCTTTGGATATAATACCTGTAGGAAGGTGTGTGATACGGCAGCTATTTTGGTGCTTGTTCCGATATTGCCCACCGGCACCTGTTCCGCTATACCATTCAATCTTTAGATCATTTTGGTTGATAGCTACGGATTCGATTTCCGTAGTGCGGTCTATGACGGCAACGGTTACGGTGCTGGTATGGACACGACCTTTTCGTTCGGTCGGAGGCACTCGCTGGATTCTATGACCACCGGGCTCGTTGTCTAAGCCGGATAGATCTGCGCCCTCTACAAGTATTGAACACTCGCCAGGACGTACATCTATCAGGCGAGCTGTTCAGCCCAGTTTCATTCCTAGTTTTGTGTATGCCTGCGCGAGATCGCTGACAAACAGTTTACTATCTTCTCCGCCCTCTGCGGCACGGATTTCAATCACTCGTTTCATTGCCGTCTCCTTTTCATCCATGTGTAATCTGTACCGTCCGGTAGTTTACCGTCCTTGACAGAATCTGTTCCAAATACACCAACCAGTTCGAAATCGTCGCCGTTTATTTTTACAAATAAGCCTATTTCTTTAGATCTTGTTAGTGCCAGTGATAGTGTTTCTACTTCTTCCTCGCAGGCTCTACCCCCTGCGTCATTCCATTTTACTTTATACATACTGCTATTATATAGCCAATATGCATATTTGTCAACCATTTACCAGTCTTCGATTCCGCTGATTTCTACAGAAAACTCTCCACGTATACCTTCGATATTAGTATTGAGTTTTAATGTAGTAATGTCACCGATTCCAGATGAGTTATCTTGTTCTATAGAGAAACTATTAACTTCTGGAAACTTGTCTAAGATTTTTGAAACTTGTTCTAGATCTTTCCTGTTTAGATATACAGTTTTGGTCATATATCACCTTCTCTTTCTCTACGCTCTCTACGCTCTGCAGCCAGTGTAAAGACCTTTTCGTTGTCGTCGGTCCAATCTACAGTCTTAGGAAGAACGATCCCAAACTCGGTCGTGTAACCGTTGATGGTGTGGGGCTCGTTCTCGTCGTAACTCCATCCTAGCTTCTTCATCATCTTGTGCTTGACTAAGAGATTAGGTGAGCGAAAAGCTTCAGTATCACGGAATCCCATCATAACACCGACTTCACAGACAGCACCTGAGCGACAAACACCTGCTACACAGTGAACAACAACATTCGTACGATTTTCAAATGCACGTTGTAGAAGTTCTACCAGTTGATCGGCCTGTGCCTGTGTGATAGCGAACTCGCTCATGTCGACCATTTTACCGTCGCCGAAGTTAGTCATTCCATCTTCCTCGATGTCAAGGAACTCGAACTGATGCACTTCTCTGAACTGGTAGCTAGGAGTAGGAAACTCCATAGCAGGATCGACGATCTGAATCAGCATAGAGTTAATACCCGCATCGATGTGATGACCTTTCTTAACATCGCTGA